CTATTCTTCCCTAATTTTCACACTTACGTTGGGTGGCGCAATAATGTAAACAACCGGCTTTTCGTCGGTCAGTTCTTTTAAGAAGACATTGCCTTCCCCCGTAAGTATATAATTGGCATTAATAGATGGGTAAGCCTTAATGATGGCTGCCAAGTGGGTATCTTTTATAGATTTTACCCGGCGATCTTCACTCAAAAAATTATACAGAGTACTCATAGGCACTTCAGACTTTCGGGCAACCTCCTCCACAGAAAGGCTTAATCGCTCGAAAGTCTCAACCAGCCGGTCCCTGATCCCGGAATCATATAGCATAGTCACTTCGCATATCGCTTCCATAATTGGCAATAATTTTCCAGAACTAAAAATATTTTATGCAAAAGTGAGAATTTGTTTGCAGAACTGGAAATATATTCTCACTTTTGATGCATAAAATTTCCAGTTCTGCAAATGATGGCGCATTTGGACGTAGAAAAGGTCAAGTCTGTTCGCATTAATACATGGGAACGGTTAGCAGGTATTTACTACCTCTTTGATGGGGATGAGATCGTCTATATTGGACAAACTACCAATTTGTATGCCCGAATTGGTATGCATCACAATAAGCGATTTGATTCCTTCTCACTAATCAATTGTTTGAGAGAGGACCGCAATAGGTTTGAACGAGAAGCGATCTATGCTTTTTGTCCGCGGTATAATAGAGGTTCTCATAACACTCCCCTTGACTTAATCGAAGAACATAAGCTTTGCTCGGTTTTATGTCTTCCCGCCAATCAGGTTAAGAGGGCTTTAGCCGAGTCCTTTTTGAAAACTTACCTGTTCGATAATTCACCTCATTTCAATAAGGATGAGGCTTACGAATGGGCTACCCGTCAATTTCGCTTATCCCGTACAATTTTAAGTTAAATCAGATCACAATCAGGTAATCAAATCTAACGCCATGAAACGAGCACTCATTTTATTTATCCTATCGGCTGTTTTCTGCCAACTCACAATCTCTAATATTCAAAACAAAAGGCCGCTGGTTAGCTCGGTGCTTCTGGGTTACGTTGATGTACCTGCCCAAATACCGGCTCGGATTAAAGTACCAGCCGGTTGTAGCTACAAAATCGGGCAACGGGTTATGTGTAAGCCCTATTACACGCTTTCCAGTGAGAAAATGCAAAACCTGTACACTCCCGATCCGAAAGGTGGGTTTCCGATTGTCATCACCGGAATAGCCAGAGACTAAGAGTCATGACGACAGCTGAGCTCGACGCCCTTCCATCAGGAACGATCATCTATTTACCAACCGACTGGGAAGTACAAACATGGTTGCTTGATGGTCGTGTAAAGAACCGAGACTACTATACGCTCACACACCCGCCGGACGATGATGGTATAATCAGCAACAAGAGGCCGGTCTACCTTCATGCTTTGGACTTACTCATTGCAACTCAAACTGAGCTCGAAGCCTGGAAGATTGTACTTGAAGGGTTAGAGAAACGTCGCTTATGGGTCTGTAAGAAAATAGTAACACTATGAAAGCTGATCAATTCTCGCTGCCCTACTTGCAGCGACCCTGTCCGAAAGGTGTGGTACCAGAAGTCTGGAAGGCTTTCGCTGAATGTGCTGATTGTAGCAGTTCGGAACGTGCTGGAAAATGGCTGGCCTACCTGGAAGTGCATCGTAAGTACTACGATAAAGACGGGAATCGGCTCCCTGTGCAAACCGAGCAACTCAAAATCTTCTAACACCATGAATGATATCACTTTTTTCAAAAATTCGGATGCCATCACTATTAGCGATGTGGCCCCCAAAACCTCAGCAATGATCATTCAGCTGGAGGTCATTACGCCCCAAATTGCTCAGCAGATTCTACTTGGCAATACGGACAATCGGCCGACCAAACCGAAACACGTCAAATTTCTTGCCGATCAAATGCGGGCTGGAGCCTGGCAGGTAACCGGGGATCCGGTGAAGATTTCCAGTACTGGCCGGCTCCTCGATGGACAACACCGACTCATGGCGATCGTCGAGAGTGGTACAACACAAAACGTGTATGTTGCTCGGGATTGCGAAGAGGAAATATTTTCAGTACTGGATACAGGCCGGGCGCGAAGTGCAGGAGACGTGCTTGCCACAGCTGGCAAAAAGAATTCGAATAACCTGGCTGCTACAGCGAAGCTGCTCTTTTTATTTGAAAAGGGAACGTTGTCTACTATGGGGCAAAAGCAGAAAATAGCCACGCATCAGACGTTACTCCAGTACGTCAATAGCCATGATTTGGATCCATCCGTTTTGCAAGCTGCTATGTACTATGGCCGTTGCCGCCTTCTGAATTTCCCCGAATGGGCAGTACTGCATTATTTGCTTGAGCAGAAAGAGCCGCAGCGGGGCCATGCTTTTTTAACCCAGATCATGACTGGGCTTAACCTGACAGAAGGGCATCCGGTTTATCTGTTACGGAATAGATTGCAGCAGGCCCGTGATGGCCGCTTCAACTTTACAGCCGTCGAGCGACTGGCCCTCACCATTAAAGCATGGAATGCCTTGCGGGAAGGAAAAACGATTGGGCAATTGGTGTGGCGAATGAGTGAAGGCTTTCCCCGAATTGTATGAAAACCTTCGACATCAACGGGCAGACCTTCACGGAGGGCGATGAGTTTATCATTGAAACTCCTGAATTAGGGAAAATGCAGGTTATCGCACAATGGCAGGACTTCAAAAGAGGTTCCGTTGTGATGCTGGATCTGGGCTTGGTATTAACCCCTATCGGTTGCCAGGGCAAACTATCGTTTTATACCAACGGCGATGGCTACCATACATTCCAGCTGGTATATGTATGCCGCTGCGGCTACAACGTACATAATCATGCATTGGCCTGGCGCGATCTGACGATCGAGGGGAATGCAATCAAGACTTCTAAACTCGGTACCTGGTTTAACCAGCCCCATAATCACGCTTTGGCAGCGGAATTTGAGCATCTCAAACCTAAGCCTAAATCAGCTCAATTGCCTGAGCCAATAACAGGCAGACACGGTCAATTTCAACTCTTTTAATATGGACTTCTTTAAACAACTCGATGCCCTGGACTTACAGGGTGATTTGAAAATCGTTGTTACCAAAAACAGCGATAAACTGATTGTCAGCGTGATGCTGAATAATCCAAAATGTGGCGATAAAGCCGCTAATGCCATTTTACCACTAATTCTGAAAGGCACAGCCGAGGAGTTAGACAAAGGCTTTTTTGACAACATAGCAGCTCCCATTCGTGAAACATCGAGCCTATTAGTCAATATGGAAGACCACCTTAAAAGCGTGGCCACTGCTAAAGAGCAAGCCGCCATGAATAAGGATAAGAAGTCAGAAGCCAAAGAAGTAATTCCACCAGCCCCCGTAGACATGAAACAGCTCCAGTTTGATCAGGCTATGAGTAAGGTTGACGAACTGGCAAAGGCTAAAAAATACCGCGATGCCATTAGCAAGCTACCCTTAGTCGCTGACTATCCTGAAAAAGTTGATCTGATCGATGCCAAGCGAAAAGAAATCAATGGCCTCGCCTTACAGGGTACCATGTTCGATACATCAACCGTAGAAACCGCTTAATATGTTAGTCGTAAACCAACTTGAGCGCAAGTTTAGCTACTCCGTCAAAGGCCAGAACGTTACCCTGCCTGATCCTGACCGCAGTATGAGTCCTGAAGCTGTGATGAATTTCTACAGCAACACCTACCCCGAATTAATCTCCGCTAAGATTACCGGGCCTGAGATCAAGAACGATGCGATGCTGTATTCATTCGGCACGGCCGTCATGGGAACCAAAGGTTAATCATTATCCAATGCCCAAAAAGAAAATCGTACGTACACTCGAATCGGGTGTACGTACCCTACCTAAGCCTGAGTATCGCGTATGCCAGCTACACAACAACGTCGGCGAGTTGTTGACCGACATCTACCAACTACCCGACGCGGCCACAGTGCTAAGCCAGCGCCTGCGAAGCTGCCCGATCGAGTCACTGCCGATGCTTTTCTAAGGGTTAGTTTTAGTCCGATTGTCCTGGAGCAACGGACCAACCGCCCGGAAGATGAAAAGCGTACGCCCGAAGCCGTACAAGCTGAGTTTTTCCAATCGCTCAGCTATCTGGCCACGACGTATGGATTCACGCCAACGACTGAAGTGGATACCTTACCATACCCACTCAATATCGGCCACGTTTTAACAATAACCCGCCAGCAATTCAACCCATTAGAACCCGACGCCCGGCTGATCATCATCAAAGATGATAAACACCTGGCGACGCTGGCAACGGTAAAAGATAAAGAAGCCGAATGGGGACTTTATTACGTACCGGTTCGCCCGCTTTACTATCTGATTCAAAGGCGCACTAAAAGCCCCCGTACGGAACTCATCTGTTGCATATACGCCTACCTATACCAAGTCGCAAAAATTCCCTACTGTACCGATGATCAGGGCAGTTATGTCAGCTCAGAATATGATTACATCCGGGAGCGTGAACAGGAATGGAGCGATTATGAGCTCGCCGATATGGAGGCGGAAAAGGACGCAGGTGCCAACTATATTAAGGAGATCAATGGGAAATTGATCAAATGCCTGAAGCGGTTTAATAAGCAGCGACACCTCGAAAAATTCGCTCGTCTCAGCGAGACGTTCCAGCCTATTTGTGAAGACGATCACACCCTATTGCAGGTAGCCCGGCGTTTTCTCGAACTCTACGAAACGTTTCCCGAGCATAGTTTTGAGTTGGCTCAGGTTTACAATTACAATCAGGATGTAAGTGAAGAAGAGGAATATCAAATAAGTATTGATCGCCGGGTTTCATTTATCTGGGCTGAGAACGACCTGGTCTATCAATATATCATCGAAAATTTTGATGCTGAGTTTTCGTCTGGATCAGAGGAAGGGCCTTATGCCTGTTCCGTTTTATATGATAAATCGTATGCAACAAAAGACGAGCTACTAAACAGCGAAATGTTCATGAGTCACCTGCTAAGTAGCATGGCTGAATTTATCACCTACATCAGTAAACTCGACGATGCAGAATATAACAAGCGACTTTCAACAATATTACCAACCGAAGACAGCTCTACTGATCTATCGGCACACATCAAAGCTTAATGATGTTTACGTCGAATCGTTCGAGATCGATCAGACCACTGGCCAACCGATCAACGCACACCCACTTAGCATTGAGGAGGCCGCAAAGCTAGGCCGTCAATTGAACTCGGCTCAGGAAAAGCATATGGGGTTTCTGGTACCCGATGGCTTGATGCCCGAAACCGTACTGTATGTTAATCCTCGTAGCGAAGGGTTGGCGATCTGGTACACCCCACCCATGAAGCGAAAACTGTTTTTCTCAAAACACTTAGAGATTAAAGATGGCCCCGCTTATGTGCCGGCATTACTGTGGAAAGCGACGAAGTCCCAGTTGTACATTTTCGCGCTTAAATCGAAAAAACGCCCAACGGTCAGCACACCGCTCTATCATGCCCCCCTGTTCAACACAGCCGCTAACGGGCTGGTATGCATTGGCGATGTAACAATCCCCTCACTGGAAACCGCTTCATTAGGTCGATTCATGCAAGCCTGGCAGGATTTCTTTTTCAATTCCAAGTTTTCGCATCTCAACGGCTTGCTACCGGTATCGGTAGACCCAAAAGAGCTATGGAACGAGCTAATTAAAACGGGTAAACCGTTCCCGAACGAATTACTGCTCACTAGCAAAACCACCCTTAAATCGATCTTACCATGACACGCGTACACTTCACCGCTACCTATTTCATGGAGCCACAAAACCCGATAACCGTTCAGCTCATCGGTGCCGGTGGTACCGGATCGCAAGTACTTACGGCCCTTGGCAAGATGAATCATGCGATGGTCGCGCTGGGTCATCCAGGCCTGCACGTAACGGTCTGGGACAACGATACCGTAAGCACGGCTAATTTAGGCCGACAATTGTTTGCTCAGGCTGAAGTGGGATTAGCGAAGAGCGTAGCCCTGATCAATCGTGTTAATCGGTTTTTCGGCACGAACTGGAAAGCGCAGAATCGGCGGTACGATCGTGCCGATCATTACCTGGCTGGTGTGAACGGAACGGCGAACATTATTATCAGCTGCGTTGATACGGTTTCAGCCCGGTTCGAGATTGCCGACATCCTAAAAGGGTTGAACATGAAGGATCAGCAACGGGACCGACCCTATTACTGGCTCGACTTCGGTAATAGTCAAAAAACCGGTCAGGTAATTCTTTCTACGATCGGTAAAGTCAAGCAGCCAGAATCAATGAAGTATAGCCCAGTTGATCAATTACCTCTTATTACGGAGGAATGGGGGGATGCACTACGACAAAGCGAAGTTGAAGACAACACGCCCAGCTGCTCGCTCGCTGAAGCACTCGAAAAGCAGGATTTATTTATTAATTCGACGCTGGCCAACATGGGGAGTGCTCTACTCTGGAGCCTGTTCCGGAATGGTATGACTGAGAACAGAGGTTTTTTTCTGAACCTGAGTGATTTTAGAACACAGCCTGTAAAAGTATGACACAAGCCTATCCCCTTCAGTGGCCAGCCAGTTACCCACGTACTGGCTATAGAAAGCCCTCACGATTTGGCCGATCGCTGGCCGACTCACGCGATGATTTACTGGAGCAGATTCGCAGGCTCGGCGGAACACAGGTTGTTATTTCCTCGAACGCCAAATTGAGAAATGATGGATTGCCCTACTCAAAACAACCGGCAGTCAATGATCCAGGTGTTGCGGTCTATTTTTTATATGAAGGTGAGCAGGTCGTATTTGCCTGCGATAAATGGCTAGATATCGGTGATAACATTCGTGCCTTGGGGCTGGCCATCGAAGCCATTAGAGGTTTAGAGCGATGGGGAGTAAGCCAGATGCTAAAGCGTACTTTTACAGGTTTTAAAGCACTCGCTGAACCCGCGACCCATAAAGAGGAATGGTGGAGCGTGCTCGAAGTGCCTGAGTCCGCCAGCCCGGATGAGATCCGGAAAGCCTATATTAAATTGGCTCAGCGGCATCATCCTGATAAAGGTGGAAAAGCCGATCAGTTTCAGAAAATTCAAAATGCCTATGAAGTCGCTAAGTTCTTCAATGGCATGAACTAAGAAATTAGTGGTGTAAACCACTATGGTGTGGATAGTAAGGAACGCCCGGCGTCACTTGATGCCGGGCGTTTTTGTCCCCTTTTGACAGGTAGTACGTCTAAATGAACTAAGAGTATATTTTAAGTAGATTAATCAAAATGCCCGGTTCACTTTGAGACCGGGCATTTTTGTATGTGCAGAAGACTACGTTCATGCACATATACTATTTTATCTTTGCGTACTCACTATGCGCAAAGCATCCCTACCACCACCCACTGTCGATGAACTCGAACGTCAAGTCCGAGAATTCGATTTTGCTCTATACCTATTTACGGGAAAAAACTTCCATTTACGGGCAGCCCGGCAGCAGCAGCAACAGCAATTCGATCAGCTGCAAAACCTGGTTAATACAGCCCAAAACCTCGGCATTCTGCCTGAGTAATCCTACTTATCGACCGTATCTATGATTTTTTACTGATATATAGATTTTATCTATATTTTTGAAACAAGTAATCAAATCTGTCGATGCCCACCGTCCATAAAGTCAAGTTCCCCAAAGCCGGGGTTCAGGCCAATGCGCCCAATCAGGGCCGCACGGAAGCCAATCGGGATATCTATGGCTCCTCCCGTTGGAAAAAGACCTCCAAAAATCATTTACGGGACCATCCTTTCTGCATTCGCTGTGCTGCTAAAGGCAAGCAAACGCTGGCCACCGTGACCGACCACATTGTCCCTATTAATCAGAATGGTGAACCGTGGAATTCGGACAACCATCAGGGGCTTTGCCTGAAGTGTCACCAGAAAAAATCAGCCAGGGAGCGTCATCTAGCGAAGCAGCCATGAAGAAAATCAGTACGCTGTTTAAAAAAGACCCGTCTGATCTGAGTCGGGTTATTGCTGAAGTGGATCCAGAGAATGCCTGGGCATTGACATCAGGTATGGCCTACCGTAAGTTTGACGGTACCGCCTGCGCTATCATCGATGGGGAATTATATAAGCGCTATGATGCCAAGCACGGCAAGCCTGCACCCATCGGCGGTATACCCTGTCAGGATCCTGACCCTATTACTGGTCACTGGCCGCACTGGGTTCGCTGCGACCCGAATGACCCTGCTGATCAATACTTCTGGGAAGGCTGGTTGAATCTGGGAGACGGAAATCGCCATTATGGCACGTATGAACTGTGTGGGCCCAAGGTTAAGCGCAATCCTGAAGGTTTTACTACACACTTTCTAATTCCACATGAAGCCTGGCCATTAGTGTTGACTTACTCACAGCGAACCTTTGAGTTTATCCAGGCTTTTCTTTTCGTTCTACAAGTTGAGGGTATTGTGTTCCATCATCCCGACGGTCGAATGTGTAAGATCCGGAAAACGGACTTTGGCTTTAAACGGGAAGCAGCAGCCCTATGACACCTAAAACTATTTCCCTGGTTCAGTTCTATCTCGACCTGGTTGTCGATCCTGTTTTCATTCGGGCTTACATCAGTGGTCTGGTACCCACAATCAACACGATGGTTGCTGATTTTACCCCGGAAGGCGAGCCTGTAAATGTAGATGCATTTGTCAGGCAGCTAACACCAGAGGGAAACCAAAGCTTTCGGCGGGCTCTAAACCTACGCTTGCCCGATATCGTCGTTGAAGCCATGCAGCAGACAATTCGTCAAAAAGAGCAGACCCAAGCTCAACAATGTCAATTAATTAAGTCAAACCTACCGTAACCAATGAAAAAAGTACTCCTATTGCTGGCAGTTATTCTATTTGTTGCCAGCTGCAAAAGCAAAATCACGCCCATAGGTCTGGTCACCACGGGCAATCCTGGCCAACATGCGTATTTATTGCTTGAAGTCGATGGCTGCAAGGTCTATCGGTTTGAGGATGGAAACCGCGACGTTTATTTCACGACGTGTAAAGGTCAGGTTAGTTACAAGTATACGACTCGGTCCGGCAAGACCAGCATTACTCACCATGTGGATTCGTTAACCGAGGAGCTCCCATCGACCCATGAATAACCTTACAAAGTTGATGGAATTGCAGGACTTGGAAGCTCGCATCAAAACCCTGTCTGATGCAGCACTTGAAGCCCTAAACGGCTTGATCATCGGTATTCTGAATGCAGAGGATGATACCGACTTTATTCTATTGGGCATTCGGAAGGTAATCTTCGAAATGATTGGTGAGGTCGACGTAGCCAAGCTGCCGCAGCTGCAAACGGTCATCTTACAGGAGATGGGCAATCGGAAGGAATTGACCAGTTCCCAGGCGTTTATCTACGTTAAAGCCTTTGGTAGTTGGGACTTTGTTAAAATCTCAGATGAACCAGAGTTAACCCGGCTCATCAATTTGTTTTCGAAGATCTTACGACGCCTGAAGGAAAAGCAATCATGAAGATCACCTACTATTACAAGGATACGAAGATGACAGTCGACCAGGATGGCGATTACAATAATGCTGAACTGGGCGAGTTGATTCGCCGAATGAATGAGGAGCCAGAAACAATCATCGTGGTTTACAACGACAATCACAATAACGTCTATGAAGGGCCATTAAGCGGTATGCTGAACTGGGCAAAGAGGAGACTATTTGGCTTAAACGAAAACTAACCTACCGTAACAATATGAGTCATACCACCGACCCAACTGATCCGCGACTAGGTCGTGGCGTTGATCAGGAGCCAACCGCACAGCATGATGTGTATTTGGTCTTATCCGAAGAAGAGCGGGCACAGGGTTTTGTTCGACCTGTGCGACGAACCTATGTACACAGTAAATGTGGAGTCGCTACGACTATGAGCCAAGCTATTGCCGAAACATACGCTCGCAATCCTAAATTCTACGGCGCTACTTACTGCTGCGGCTGTATCAAGCATCTCCCCGTTGGTGAGTTCGTTTGGGATGGAACCGATCAACTAGTAGGCTCATGAAAGCAGGGATCGTTGCTGATGATTATAAAGTGCCTCTCTTTCGGGCTGAGCTTGAAAAGGCCGGTTTTACGTTTGAAGTAACACACTATTCGAAACTACAGCAATTGTCACTCATCAAAGTAGAGACAACCGAACGCCGACTCAAGGAGATTGAACTGATTACCAAGCGTGTTGAGATCAACGCCAAACGTTCTAACTAACCGTAACATGTCTAACCCCCTCCCAATGCCCAAAGAGGTGCCGCTGCTGCATGATCTAGTCAACGACTATCTGCGCTATAAAACGAACGGGTTTCCTGAAACAGCCAATCGTGTGCTGGCTCTACTCAAGCAGACTATTGATGATATCATTGAGCACCCTGAGAACTTCATCGTCATGCCGTTGTCTATCGAAATTAAAGCAGAGGTTTCAGGTAGCGAACTTAAGAGTCGTATTATAGATGGTATGCCTGAACGAGTAAGAGTTGATACCAGTAGAGCCGAATAGCCATGACGATCGAAGCTCACTATAAACCATTAGCCACTCATGATTAGTATTCATTATAAAGGTATTGCCCTTACAGTACCATCGCCCTCGCAGCCTAGCACGAATGGCATTCTTTCAATGGTCAAGTGCTTACTCGATATAGTTGATGAGCGAACGAAGAATAGTAAGGTTGATCCTGACGAAGGAATAGTGCAGCCAGAAGGCCAGAAGCAGGACGAAACCAAGAAGGGGGAGGGGCACTAAAAATGTTAAAAATTTCATGTGTCTTGCGACCGCTGCTTACCCCGAAAAAAGCGCGCGTCATAATTCACAGTTTTTTGGGCTTGTGGTCCGTCAGTTAAGTGGCTGATTTTTATAGTGAGTAACCCACCGTATCAACTTGAAAATAATTGCCATTAATTCACCGTAACAACTCGTATGAATACTGTCAAAACTGGAACCATTGATGATCTGATTCCGGATCAGAAAAATGCCAATAAGGGCCGGGAGTTCGGCCAGCACCTTCTGGAAAAATCACTTCGTGAACTCGGTACCGGTCGCTCCATTCTGACCGATAAGCATGGCAATGTGATAGCGGGCAATAAGACTCTCGAAACAGCAGCAGCCATCGGCCTGAATGACGTGATCATTGTTCCCTCGGACGGTACCAAACTGATCGTCGTGCAACGGACTGATCTGGACATCGACAGCAAGCAGGGCCGGGAGCTGGCGATCGCCGACAATAAAGTCAGCCAGGCCAATCTGGAGTTTGACGAGAATGTGCTGCAAGAATTGGGCGATGAGTACAGTATCGATCTGGATGCCTGGGGTTTCTCCAGCTTCGACGATGAGGAAGAACAAGCCGAAAAAGAAGAGAAGGCCCCCAAGGAAGATGATAAAATCACCTTTCAGCTGAGCACCTTCCAACAAGCTGAACTCAAGAAAGCGCTGGCCACTGCCAAATTGGAAGCTGAACTCGATTCAGTCAAGGAAACCGATGGTGAAGCCCTGATGGTCCTGGTCAAGGAATTTCTCAAACGTCGTAGCTAATGCCTCCCGGACGACCTGCCAAACCTACGGCCGTCAAAGTGCTGGAAGGTACTTATCGACCTGACCGGGCGCTTTCCAACGAAGTGCAGCCCGATTTGCTTGCCCAAATTCCGGAACCGCCCGAAGGCCTGGGCGAATGGGGTGTTCGGGAGTGGCATGTCGTCTGCCGGTGGCTTCATGATACTGGCAATCTGGCTGCCACGGATTTATCGTTAATCGCTGCTTACTGCAACGAAGTATCGAACTATTGGGAGTATGATGCACAGGTAAAATCAAAAGGTGCGGTGGTGGCCATCAAAAACAAAGACGGCCTGGTTGTTCGAGTGCAGAAGAATCCATTTACAGCCTTGCGCAAAGATTCGCTCGATGCAGCCCTAAAGCTGGCCACCCAGTTCGGTTTTACCCCGTCGGCTCGGACACGTCTGACCATGGGAGCAATTCCTGATAAGCCTAAGTCTAAGATGGCCCAACTGATGAATCGTAAATAAGCATAATTTCCTACCGTAACAATGGAGTATAATGCGATTGCCTGGCAGTACGAAGAAGATATTCTATCGGGCCGGTTGACTGCGGGTCGTTTGCTGAAGCTGGCCATCAAACGGCAGCGTGACGATCTGGCTAATGGACACAAGCGAGGTATTTATTTCGATCATGACGCAGGCCAGCGCATGCTCGACTTTACCGACTGCGTCAACATTGGCCCCGAAAAACCACTACACCTCTTTCCGTTTCAGGTCTGGGAACTCTACGTTTTCTATGGCTGGAAGCGGGAAAACGGTTTACGTCGGTTTCGCCGGAAGTATAAGAGTTGTGCACGAGGATCGGGCAAAACGCCAATCGAATCCCTACAAATTCTCTATCACCTGACGGTTGAAGGGCTGACCAATGCAGAAGCCTACGTATCAGCGACGAAAGAAGCACAGGCAAAAATCGCCTTTGACGATGCCGTGCTGATGCTCAACTCGTCGCCTGATCTACAGGATTACCTTAGCTCGTCCGCTGAGCGCATTTTTAACCCGACTAGCAACGCCAAATTTGGCTTTCTGACTTCGAATCCGAAAACAGCCGACGGTACCCGGCCGAGTTACGCCGTCATCGACGAGTATCACGAGTTTGAAGACGATAAAATGCTCAACAAACTTACCTCGGGTCTGATCAAGAAGGATGAGCCGATCATGAGCATTGTAACGACGCGGGGCAGCCATAAGGAATGGCCCTGTTTTCAGGCTGAATTTAAGGTGTACATCCCCATTCTGGAGGCCTCGGTGCACAACGACTCGTTCTTTGTGGTGATTTACTCCCAGGATTCGGAAGATGAGATTGAAAAACCAGAAACCTGGATCAAATCGAACCCGATGCTCTGTAAAGGGGGCATTATCAAGCTGGAAACCCTCGTCGAAGAACGCGATGCGCAATATCTGAAGGGGGAAGAGGGTATTGTCAGCTTCAAAACACTGAATTTAAATTGGTGGTGCGATGCCCCCCAGGTGTTTATTCCTGATTCCATCTGGATCAAGTCCGGCAGCACGTTTGACCCGGCTATACTGGAGGGTCGGCAGGCCTGGGCAGGTCTGGATATGGGAGCCACCAACGATTTCTGTGCTTATTCGCTGTATTTCCCGCCAGTTGACTGGGCCCAGTACGATGAGGAGCTGACTGAAGAGCAGAAAGAAAAGCTGCTCTATATGCGGTCCCCTCTGAAAGTACCAGGCATTCACTACATGCTCTGGTGGTTCTGGATCCCCGACTTCAAATTTGACAAACGCATCGCTGATGGGCTTCACAATTTGCGCGACTGGCAGAAAGCGGGGCACATCACCGTTCTCGATGGCAACGTGATCGATCCGCGACAGATTGAGGAAACGGTTTTACCGTTAAAGCCGCTCTATGACATTCAGGGCATGGCCTACGACCGCTATAACGCGACCTCGACAGCCTTGACCATCCAGGAAAAAGGAGGTGTGCCGGCGCTGGAATTTCCCCAGACGATGCCCATGTTCGCCGAGCCTACCAAGGCTTTTCGGGACCTGGTGTTGCAGGAGCGCTTCAATCACGGCATGAACCCCATTGCCCAGTGGATGATGCGTAATGCCATCCCGATCGCTGACACTAACGGCAACATCAAAATCACCAAAGATCCCAAGCGAGCTCCTGATAAAGTGGATGGTATTGTTTCGGGCATCATGGCCAAAGCCGCCTGGATGATGGATCGCAATGAGCAAACCAGCAATATCTATGATACGCGCGGCTTTCTAGAACTCTAACCCACTCATCAACCGATGCCACTCTTACCTACCCTTGAACAACAGTTTTTGACCCAGTTTTACGAGCCTGCAATGAAAAATCGTCAGCTGCGAACCATCAACGAACGGTTTGATTGGGCCAAAGAGCACTATGAGCAGCAGCATCGGCACCAACTGCCCTTTTCACTGGCCACGTTTAAGCGGGTGTTTTACAGCGTACGGTAGTCGAAAATTTACAGTAAAAAACAAAATAGATGGAAACCGTAGACTCAATTCTTGATCACGAACGCATTAAGAGAATTATTGCCATTGGCAATTTTGGTGGCATCGTTAGTGAGGATAAATACTATGTACATTACGACTTTGGGAACGTCAAAATATCCCTGCGACCTGAGCGCTTAGGGTTAGAGTTTTGGGTAACGACAAACGTCGCATGGGTTCCCGTTACTATGCCGCTGCCCGAAACGATGAATGCGTATGTTTCCAAAACCATGCGGTGGATATTCGGCAAGCTCTTGTCTGAGTATTTGCAACAGGCATCCTAATTAAATATTTACACATTTTCGTCTCATTTTGCGCTGATTTTCGTCTCATTTTGCGACGAAATCGCCAAACAAGTCGGCTACTTTTACATCACTGCCCAAAAAGCAGACCGTAACCGTAACTGTACTTGAATGTTTCTTTCTGAACTCGCCCGACTCAAGCCAGGTGAATTGGTGTGCTTATATTGCTGCACCTCATCGGCCAATATCTTCTACAAAGGCCCAGCAGAAGCCGATCGCAAACGCTATACGCCAACAGGCCCTGAACTCTCCTCCATTACCTATCAGTTGGAAGGCCGTTTTATTGGTCTGGAAACTGAGAATATTGACTATCTGGTGCTGGAGAGTCAGGGAGAAGCGGCCATTATTGGCCTTAAGCGGGGCCGTTTGTGCGTCATTGGCACCGAAACACGGCTCAAAACACAGCATATTCCGATTTCGGCTATCGTAACCGTTCGTCGCCATGGGTGAGCTCCCGACGCTTCCTTTGGACGAGCCAACCCGCAAAACGCTGGCTTTTTGCCTGCTTTTTCAGACCAGGCGCGGCTTTTTCCGGGTCTATGAGCAGCAACTGGCACTCATCTGGGGCTCTTCACGCAAAAAACGAGGCCTCAAATCGAAAGCCTATGAGCAGACAGAAGTCCTCTATGAGCAGTTTTTCCAGCGCGGTCGCTGCTTTCCCGATCGGGAAAATTTCTTCGATGCCTACAGCAAACGGGCTGGCGAAAAGGTAGTGAAAGTGAGATAACCCGCCGAGTAGCTATGTATCTCGCTGTCGGCCGCCCCCATATTCGTACCTCTTCATTTGTTTTTCCGGAGATTCTGGGTAGATGGCGGGTTTCGCAACACGGGCTTGGAATTTATTAACAGGGGCAGCTACAGCTGATAGCGCCCCTATGCCCGTTGCGTATAGTGGCGAGCGTTCAGCCGAATTGCCCGCCGAGGTCCGTTCGCTCGAAAATCCAGCGGTACCGCTCTCGCAGATGAGTTCCTGGGATGATTTAACAGGGCATGTATCAGGCGGCTCCCATGCGGGTGTCGTTGTGACTCCCGATTCAGCCTGGCGTGTATCGGCGGTTTACGCCTGTATCAATACCATCGCTTCCACCATTGCCACGATTCCCATTGGCGTCTTTAAGGAGACGAAGTTGGGACGTGATCTTGACCCCAAGGATCCTTTACAGCTTCTGTATGAATATGGCCCGGATGATTTTTTAAACTGGTCTGATTTCATGTATGTGCTGGTGGCTGCGGCTTTATCGCGCGGCAACGCCTATGCCTTGATTGAGCGGGATACGTACATGAAACCCCTGAGTATTCGGTTTCTGGAACCCGGCGAGTGTCAGCCGATCTATGTCAACATGGGTCGCCAGCGCTACCTCTACTACAATGTATTTGGTGAGATCGTCGATAAACGCGATATCATTCACATTCGCTGTCTGGGTACCAACGGCATCGAAGGCAAAAGCCCCATTGAGTTGTTTGCCAATGGCATTGGACTCTCGCTGGCGGCCGAAGAGTTCGGTGGGCGTTTCTTTGGACAGGGCGCTGGTGGCATGGGTGTGCTGGAAACGGGTAAAGTATTTAAAGAGCAGGCGACCGTCGACCGGCTTCGCAAGCAGTTTGCCGAGCGTCAGACCGGTCTCCAAAATGCGCATAAGCCCTTGATTCTGGAAGATGGCATGACCTATAAACAGGTCACCATCCCGCCTAACCATGCGCAGTTCATCGAGACCCGAAACTTTCAGGTCGAAGACATTGCCCGGATGTACAACGTGCCTCAGCACAAGATTGGCAAGCTGGACCGCTCGACGAATAATAACATCGAGCACCAGAGCAAAGAATTTATTACGGGCACCATCTTACCCTGGACCGTTCGGATTGGTCAGGAGTTTAAACGCAAATTGATTGCTGAAGCCGAAAAGCCATCCAAAGAGGTGGTCTGGGATTATGACTTCCTGCTACGGGGTGATTCGGTAGCGCAGGCAGCCCAGACGCAGGCTCTGTTCAATACGGGCTCCATTACCCAGAACGAGATTCGTCGACGCAACAACCTCAACCGGTTGGCGGGTCTGGATGATACGTTCGTGCAAATGAACATGCAGCGGGTCTTGCCGGGCTCCCACATGGGTGCGCCCGATCCGTCCTCAACTACTGAAACTACACCGTCGGCCGCGGACAAAACCAAGCCAGCTGCCGACACTAAACCATCTGCTGACGCATGAGCGAACAAGTAGCCACCGTCGAAGAACGGCTCTATAAAACCATTGTCACCGTCGAGGAACGGGCTGCTGCCGAGGGTGGTGGTAAATTCTTTATCGGTACCGGCATTGTGTTTAATCAGCCTTCCCGTCCGCTCTATGATCAGAAGCGGGGGATGTTTCAGGAAATTATTGAGCCGGGTGCCATTGATGCCGATACCGATCTGTCGGAAGTACTGGCCGTGTTCAATCACGACGAAAACCGGCTTCTGGGAGCTAATTACTCGGGTACGCTCACCTTCAAAACGACTGAGAAGGGCGTCGAGGTGCGTATTCTCAAGCCTGAAAATACGGTCGGCAATGACTGTGAAGTATGGGTCAACCGGGGCGATATCCGGGGCATGTCATTTAAGTTTTTTGTGGCCAAAGACCGCTGGGAAACCAAAGACAATGTCCTCTATCGGTACGTCGAGAAGATCTCCAAACTCATGGATCTGTCACTCGTCACTCGTGCCGCCTATCTACAAACGACGATCAATGTGGCCGCCACAACGCGGTCCTATACCGATGCTATGGATCAGCAGGCTGCCACTCGGGGGATGTATTTCCGCGAAAAACGGCAACTCAGTGAAAACGACCAGGCTTTTCTAACCGGCCTGGTGGCTCAGATGCAAACGCAGGTCGATTTCATTTCCACGGCCGTCTCGAAGCTGACCGATAGCAATGTCAAGCGCCTGGCAGCGGGTCGGTTAAGCGATTTGATCTACCAGCAGAGCTGGATCGAAGAAACGATCGCCGAACTAACCGAAGCCACGCTGGAAACGGCCGGTACTGAGACCGAGGAAGGCCGCAGTACTTCAGAAACCGGTGAAACGGCGATAGAAAAAACTATAACTGAAAATCCCGAGACGCGCTCCGTTGAGTCGTCCGAAGAAATCCATTCCGGGGAATCACAAGGGCACCCCCTGGAGTGGTATATAGCCAAAAATAATGCCCATCGTAACTCTTTATAACTATGTCAGTAGACAAACTGAAAGCCCTTCAGGAACAGAAAGGGCGTATTGTAGCGGAGCAGCGGTCGCTCATCGACAAAGCTGAAACGGAGAACAGCCGTGCTTTTTCTGCTGAGGAACGGTCTCAGTTTGACAGACACGACAGCGATATTGCTGATATCGATCGGAAAATCGCCCATTTTCAGCGCGAAGAAGCCGATCAGCGGGCGGTTGCGGAAACAGCCAACAAAGCGCAGGAAGAAAAACGCGCTCAAACCGATGAAAAATCGGCCGAAACGGCTCATAAACAGGCTTTCGATGCGTACCTGCGCTACGGGGTTGCCGATATGACCGAAGCTGAAAAACGGGCACTGGGTGGCTTTGTCAAAGCCGTTGAAGGCAATGGCGCTGAAACCCGCGCCCAGAGTTCAGGTTCGGGTGCCGCTGGCGGCTACACCGTACCCCGTGAGTTCAGCAATGAACTGGAAATTGCCCTGAAAGCCTACGGCGGCATGCTGGAACTAGGCCGCATCTGGGGCACCGGTACCGGGGCGACGGTGGATTGGCCAACCCTCGATGACACAGCGACGAAAGGTCGTTTGCTTTCCTCGGGTACCGATGCCACGACCGGTTCAACGGATCTTGGATTTGGCTCCAAAACACTGGGCGCTTACACCTACACCTCGGACGTGATCAAGGTCGATAACGCCCTGATTCAGGATTCAGCCTTCAATTTGGGCGCCCTGATCACGGAAGCCATGGGCATTCGGTTTGGCCGGATTCAGAACGATCACTACACCAAAGCCGACGGGACCAACAAACCGGAAGGGGTCATCATTAATGCGGGTGTCTTTAACACGGGTGTAGCCGGGACGGCTTTAACGGCTGACAATTTGTTGGATCTATTGCATTCGGTCAACCGGGCGTACCGTAAAAACGGTAAGTTCTCCTTCAACGATTTGACGCTGGCCGCTGTCCGTAAATTGAAAGACAGCCAGGGCCGCTACATCTGGCAGATGGGTGACATTCAGAAAGGAACACCCGAAAATCTGTGGGGATATACGTACGTGATTAACGATGATCTGGCTGATATAGGCCTCAGTGCGAAGTCGGTCGGTTTCGGCGATTTCAGCAAATACATCATCCGTAATGTAGCTTCTCCGCTGATTATCCGGTTGACTGAGCGTTTTGCTGAATTCAACCAGACGGCCTATGTCGGCTTTATGCGGACGGATGCCAAGCTGATCAACCAGGGGGCCGTTAAGTTCCTCCAGCACGCAGCCAGCTAAGCGCCCGGTATGGTAACGATAGAAATCCTGGCATCCTGTTCGGGTATCAACTTTAGCTATTTCCCTGGTGAAGTAGTTGACGTCGAGCCCGAGCAGGCTGCTGACCTGATCAAACACCAACTGGCCCTGCCGGTGGAACCGAAAAAGCCTGAAACGGCCGCTGTTGTACCGACTGGCCAACTGGCCAAACGGACGCCGGCCGGTCAAACTGCCACCGTCAAACCCAACGCCGAAACGCGCAGACGCTAATGCTCACCGCCCGCCTGAAAAAACCCGCTGTTCCTTTCGAGCCATGCATCGACGGCGCTACAGCCTGCGACTGGATTCGGATCGATCGGGACAGTGTGGCTGATAAAGGGCAGGCGGTCAGTCTGGTGCAAGCAGCGATGGACTGGGCGGAAAGCTTCTGCAAGCAGCCCCTGTTCGCCCGCGATTACTATGGTTATGGGGATGATTTCTGCCCGGCGCAACTGCACAGTTTAAATGTGCAGACGGTTTCGGCCATTCACTACCAACAGGATACCGCGGACTGGGTCGAGTTACCCCCAACGGCTTACCGCTGGCATGAAACGGGTGAGATTCAGTTTTTACCAGTGGCCTGTCAGATTCGGGGAGTTACCCGCATTCGGGTGAGCTACCGGGCTGGCTACGAGTCGACCGAACTGCCGGCTGATATTCTGCAGGTGGTGCGGCTGCTCATTGGGCGCTGGTATGACAACCGGGCCGATGATCGCAAACAATGGCGTTCGCATGCCGAATGGATCATGGACAAGTACGTTTTACCGATTTTATAAGCATGGCAAAAGCACTGCAAGCGGGCGATCTGGACTGCAAACTGAGCCTGTTCACCCTGGATACCCATAAAAACGGCAAAGGCGAATCGATTGGCCAATCCGAAAGTCCCTTCGTTCAGAACCTCTCCTGCCGCAAACGCGAACGGGGTGGTGTGGAAACGGGTGGTGATGGATCGGGAAGCCCGGCTGCGTCGCGCGAAACCGCCTACGGGCTGGTTGACTTCGATATTCGCTACCGTATGGATTTGTTGCCGACCATGATTCTTTACTGCGAAGGGATTCAGTATGATATCCTCAACATCCATGCAATGGCTGGAACGCGCCGGCAGTGGTTAACGATCGAAACCCAGAAACATGACTGATGAGGGGCAGCATCGACACGCGCGAGCTGTTTGTGCTCGATCGAAAACTGGCCCGAACGGGCCGTGTGGTCGATGCCCGATTCATGGGCCGAACGATGCGGGTGGCCGTCAAACCGATGCTCGACATTGCCAAACGGGAAGTGCCCATCGGTCAACGGCTGTTTCGAAGCCAGAAGGTTCGCCGGCTTAAATCGGGCAAAACCAAACGGGACGGCACCTATGACAAGGGCGGAGCCACCAAACGAAGCCTGCGGATCCTGGTGGTACCGGGTAGTCAGGGCGAGGTCGTTCGGGTTCTGGTCGGAGCCAGCAAAAAACGAGGGTATGCCGGTTGGCGGACACACCTGATCACCCGACCGAATATCCACCGCCGGGGCGTCGACGACTTTCTGTCCAGAGCCGAATCGCAGGGAGGCGCACTGGCCGAAGCGAGCCTGACCACAGCCCTGCATGCTGAAGTAGAAAAAGAGCTAGTAAAATAATGGACGCAAAAATTGGCGAAGCCCTCTACGATCTGCTCAATACGCAGATTGACCTGGAATCCCTCCATGAAGGGCGGGTGACACCCGTCACCTTTGCGCAGGCTGACAGCTTTTCGGCGCTCTATTACAATACCAAAGGGCTTAAAAAACTGGCCTGTCGGACACCTGACCAGACCAAACAGGGCCTGCTGGAAATCGGCCTGGTCGCCAAAAACTCCATCGAGCTTGAAACGCTGGCCGATACAGTCAATGATGTACTCGATGGCTACGAAGGCGTTCACCTGGGCTACCAGATCAGTCTGGAGATCAACGACGATGATTTCGACGAGACCGACCCGGACATAGGGGCTTTTTACAAAAGACAATTTTTCGATTTAACCGTAACCAAACTGTAACGCAATGGCACCTCCTGTAGCACGGACCAAAACACTGGTCAAAGGCAAAGAGATTATTGTGCTCATCAAAAAGCCAGCGGGAGCTGATTATATCCTGTTTGGCTGCATGACCGCTGCTGACCTGGATTCACCGGGGGCTGAAGTGGAAGAGACCGCCTGCCGGTCGGGTACTGAAAAAAGCCCGTCGGGCGATATCGCCGTACCGACACTGTCGATCGAACACATCGTGCGTCACTATGCGACCGGCGATCAGGCAACCAACGTTTCTGACGACGAAGTCCAGCAGTGGAACGATACCGCTCAGATTATCGACCTCAAGTATTCAGTCGGTGATAAAATCGGCGATCCGGTTTATACGGGTCAGGGCTTCTTTAACGGCTTTTCCCGCAAAGGCCCCCAGAAAGGCGATGCCACGGGCGGAGCCACGTTTAATTTCCTGACGATGCCCACCCGGAGCCTGATCGTCGCTCCGTAATTCCGGTTAAAACCTACTAAAGCTTAACGGTTTTAGTAGGTTTTAACCAAGTTCATTACCCTAATCGTACCTACCGTCTTTATGAAACCAATTGAACAAGCCAACGGCGAATTCGTCGCCGAAGTCAATGGCAAAGCCCGCACGTTTAAGTTCGGCATGCTGGCCGCCAAACTCGTCGAAAAGCAAGGCGAAGGTGTCTCGGGCAACTATGAGATGATGGGCCTCACCCTCTGGGCCGGTCTGATGTGTCGCTTTGAACAGAACGATCTGCCGGCCGTATTTACCATCGACACCATGCTTGACTGGATGGACACGATGAGTGACGAGGATCTGGCCCAAGCGCTGGTGATCTCCAAAACGGCATTCGAGCGAATCCCAAACGTAAACAGTCTGGTAGAAAAACTACTCGGGCAGCTGCCAGACGGAAGCCCCGTTACACTGACTGGGAGTCCCTCCAGGAAACAGCTTACGAAGTAGGCCTGCGGCCAGGCGAATTCTGGGAGATAACCCCCGCCGAATTTGACCGAATGGTTGCCGGTTACGTGCGTCGCATTAACAAAGAGGGCGTGTATTTCCGCGAACTCTACGCACTACTCTATAACATCAACCGGGGCGAGAAAGCCCCGGCTATCGAAGGGATTGATGTGATGCGGCTACCTGGCGAGAAAAAGCCGCGAGCTGCTGCACAGCCCAAACTCAAAAAACGAACCGAGGCCGAATGGGCTGAACTGGTGAGTCGAATCGCTAAATCTTAACATGGCAGGAGCAGTTAACATTAAGCTGGGGGCAGTTGTTACCGACTTTGTTGCCGGGTTTCGGGCTGCAGGCGCTGCGGCTGGTCAACTGGTTACGCAGCTCAATGGCAATGTGGTCGCCAGCTTTGCGGCCGCTGATCGGCAATCCCGTCAGTTCGAGCGGGGCCTGGGCCGGGTCGCTTCCAGTATGGAGAGTTTTGGCCGAACGGCTTCGCTAGTATCGGCGGGTATTACCGCACTGGGTATTGCATCGTTTAAAACCTACGGCGAGATCGATGGCATTCAGCGGGCACTGAAAATTACAGCGGGTTCCGCGCAGGAGGCCACCAAACAGTTCGCGGAATTTCGACAGCTGGCCCGTCTGCCGGGTTTAGGTCTGGAAGAAGTAACCCAGGCAGGCCTTCAACTCGAAACGTTAGGCTATAAAGCCCAGACCGCCGAGAAATATGTCAATGAGGTGGGGAATGCCATCGCGTTGGGTGGGAAAGGCAAAGTCGAATTTGCGCAGGTCATTACCCAGTTTACCCAGATGGCAGGAAAAGCCAAAGTACTGGGAGATGACCTGAAACCCATCATTACAGCCTCGCCCGTTATCTCCAAGGCGATCAGCGATATGTTCGGCACGGTCGATTCGGAGCAGATCAGTGCCAAACTGCAAGCGGTGGGTCGGAGTCCGAAAGACTTCATCAACGATCTGGTCATTAACCTAGCCAAGCTGGAGCGGGTAGAAGGTGGGCCAAAAAATGCCCTGGAAAATCTCGGTGATGGCCTGAAGATTGCCCAATTCCAGTTCGCATCAGCGGCCGATAAAGCCTTTGGGCTGACAGAACTAATCGACCGGATTGGCAATGCCGTCGGTAGTCTGGCCGATCGTTTTACGGCCCTTTCACCCACGACGCAGAAAGTAATCCTGACCGTTGCGGGCCTGGTGGCCGCCATTGGTCCACTGGCTCTGGGGATTGGCGGACTGCTTGCCCTAGTCCCTTCCGTAGTCGCCGGATCGGCGGCTATAACAGCTGCGCTGGGCGTGTCGATTGGACCCATCCTGCTAATTGGTGCAGCCATTGCCGGTGTGGCCGTGCTGGTGGCCGCCAACTGGGATTATATCAAAACAGTTTTAACGAATTCGGGCATCTGGCAATCGGTCAAGGATCTGGTCGGCTCAGCCATGGGCTTTGTGCGGTCAGTATTTACCGTTTATGTCGGCTATATCCAGGCCGTCTGGGCACGATTCGGGGGCTTCTTTACAACCATTGCCAAAGGAGCCTTTGAAGGAGTCGTGGCCGTTTTTAAGTTCGGGGCTGGCTTATTGCAGGGTATCTTTTCGGCGCTTACGGGGTTACTAACGGGTAATTGGAGCCAGTTCGGCAACGGCTTACTGATTGTCGCCAAATCCATCTGGAACTTACTGATTGACGGCTTCAAGCTCATGGCTGCTACGATCGGCCGCACCATCGGCTCTATTTTTCAGCTGTTCGGAGCCACCAGTCTGGCGGATAAGATTACAGCCGGTATTGATAAGGCACTGAGTAAACTGGATGGACTTAAGGGAAGTATTCAATCCGTTCAGGCGGTTGCCAAAGCAGGCGTATCGCTCAATGTAGCGACGGGCAATAAAGCCGGGGCAGCTACGAGTAAAGACAAAGCCTTTGATTACGCCAGCATTAGCATGGCAGGGTCTGCCGCTGAGCAGACCAAAAAGCGAATCAAAGAATTAAAAGACGAGATTGCCAGTGGGAAGCTGTTAGGGAAGGATGTATCGGCTCAACAGGCTGAATACGATAAACTAAAGGCTAGTCTTGATTCGGCCACCTCTTCATTTAAGGCGCAAAAGCCTGCCGTTGAAGGGGTTGGATCGGCACTGACCACGAATGAGCGCATTTTAAAGCGGCTCACCAAAGAACTTAGAGAGCAGGGCGATACGGCCAATAAATCAAGAAGCCAGCAGGTAGCCCTGTTTCAGGACCTGGTTAAACAGGAAAAGGAGCTTGCTAATTTCAAACCCGTTAATCTCGGTGAGTTAAAGCCGATTGTCGCACCGAATGCGTCCAATCAACGGGTAAACTCGATTATCAGTAGTGGTGGGGTAACCACACAAGGTGCCAATGGGTCACTGGCTTCAATTGGCTTACCAGGACTCGATGAATTTCAGCGGAAAGCGAATGAACAGATTTTCGAAGCCCAATTAACGCTTAAAAACAACAAAGATACGCTGCGTATCGCCCTGGCTGATTTCCCAACGGTGTTTGGCTCCATCAAGGACGAAATGCAGGGATTGATCACGAGCGATCCTCTTAATACGCAGGGTCTAATCACGTCTGTTCTTTCGTCCGTTCAGGCCATTTCGGGGGCTATTTCCAGTGCTCGCGATAGTTTGATTTCAGGGGGTATTGATCTGCTGGCTGGCATTGGCGAAGGACTGGGAGCGGGTAAGCTCAGCTTCAAGTCGATCATCAAAAGTGTCATCGATATGATTGCCGATGCGGTCATCGCCATTGGTAAGGTGATGATCACGACCGGTATTCCGCTCACACTATTCCCGGCAACGGCCGCTTTGGGTTTCAAGCAGATCCTGACGGGTGGTGCCATCGTGCTGGCCGGTGGCGTGGCCAAAGGCCTGGCCGGGGCGTTGCTGTCCGACAACACAAAAGGCTTCGCCAAAGGCGGGCTGTTCCGATCGGAAAGTTTGATCCGGGTGGGTGAGTCCAGCCGGGCAACTTCAGGTGGTCTGGGCGAATGGGTATCACCCGTTGGCTTAGGCGCTGATTTAATCTCGGAACGCATTATGAAAAATCTGGGTGGCCCCCAGATCAACCGACCCGATTTAAGCCAGGTACGGCCCCAGCGGCTGCTGGTGACCCATACCGGTGAATTCAGGCTCAGCAAGGGCGATTTAGCCCTGTCGCTGGCCGATGCCGAGCAAACCAACGAATACTATTCGTAATGCCCCAGTACGTCGAAAAATACTACGCCGAATTCATCGAGCAGCCAAACAAAGGGCTGGGGCTATTTCCTGCTTTATATAAAATATCCTTTCGGTTTCCTGATTTCTCGGGAACACCGACCAAACTACAGGTCTATAAAGATTCGCCCGTCAAGATCAGTAAATCGACCTCGGACTCCAGCCGGTTGGCGTTCTGGCATCCGCTGAAGGCAGATTTCAAACTTCGCGCGTCGAATGCCTTCGAAAGCCGGGAATTTTATGTCCGCTCCGATCGCGATATCCAGGTCGTTATTTTAAAAGATACCACGGCTACCGGCTTTGCCTACACCAGTACGGTTTTTGCGGGCTGGCTGCTGCCCGCTGATTTTTCCGAGCGGTACGGCAAAAAACCCTACCCCATTTCGGTCTCGGCATCCTGTGGCTTATCGACGCTGAAAGATCGGCCCATTCTGGACCCAGACGGCAAACGTTTACAGGGATACGTTAGTAAATCGACCGTTATTCGCACGGCTCTGTATAATTCTGGTCTGGAATTGCCCCTGATCACGGGGGTGAACCTGTTTGAGCGGGCGAGCCTGGCCGCTGGCCAGCTGATCAATGGAAAAGCCAATCCAGCCAGTGACCCGCTTTTTACCACCCAGATGCAGGCCGAAGCGCTGGTTAGTGACTCGGGTGAGACCCTGAGTTGCTACGACGCGCTCAAAAAAGTGCTGGAACCCATGGGGGTAAGATTGGGACAAGCTGAGGGTAAGTGGTTTGCCATTCGGGCCGATGAAATTACGGGCGAGTGGGATGTCTGGAATCAGGAAGCCGGCAAGCGCCTGCATACCCGTACCTACACCAGCTCCGATTTGTCGGCAGGTCCGGATATCAATTCCGATGTCAGCCGGGATATGCTGATCGATATTTACCCCAATCAGACCGTTCGGGTGAAAAACGAAGATCCCACGCTGCGCCTGCTGGGCATCAAACCCGGCGTCAAAGTGGTGCAGCAGTTTGGCCGGTACCTGAACTATTTGAAAAACGGGGACTGGGCATCAGTCGATTCAACCTTTTTGCCGACCAACTGGACGCGCAATAACATCACAGCGGATAATTCCTTCCGGGTGGGCCTGGGCAACGAAGAGGACCAATATGGGATGGTGCTGTACGGAGCGGGCGACGAAAAAGCCAACGCCGATACGCCCAGCATTCGCACCCGAATGATTTTTGAAAAGGGATCGCTCGCCTATACCCAATCTTACAAACGAACCCTGAAATGCAAGTTTGAACTGCATCTGATTCGGGCCGCTAAAATCGTGGTGCTCGCCTATCGGGATGATAGTGGCAACAATGATGGTGGTGAATACATTCTGCAGGGAGGTGGCACCTGGAAGCGGGCGCCGAGCCGGGCGGAAATGGTAGGCCTCCTAACCTACAATGCGAATGAAGCCGGCACGATTTCCTTTCCGGGTATCTCTTCGATCACCTTGCCCATGAATGCGCTGGATCGTGTGCGGATGCTGGATATCTGGGTCTGTGTGGGCGAAGCACTCGATTTGCCGGGTGGTGGGCCCAACCTGGGTACACCGGGCAATCGCCCCTTCGTCAAGTACTACAACGTCACGCTGGAAACCGAGAAGGATGGCGTCAACCTGGAAAGCAGTCAGGTCGTCATTACCGACTCCAAACGCAAGCTCGATGCGACGGCGACCCTGACGCTGGGCGACGTGCCCTGGCCCCTGCCCAATGACCGGATTGGCTCGTTGTTTCGGGCCGGCAGTCATGAACCGACGGTCGACTGGAACCGGGGGGATGCTGGTGATGCAACCGGTAAGCCGCTTACAAACTGGCTGGCTGAATCGCTGGCCCGGCAGACCATGCAGCCCAGTGAGGTCATTGAAGTGACACTCATGGGACGGCTGCCGTACGGCCTGCACACCGGTCTTCGCTTTCTGGATATTGGTCGCAGCGGCTCGGGACAGATACCGTTGCAATCGACGAATCTGTCTGTCGAGTTCCAGAGTCCGGGTTTTGGCAATTACGTCCTGCCGGGCGTGTATCTGCCCTGGATCAAGGTGGGCATGCAGGTAACGATCATGGATCCATCCGGTGCCAACTCGGGTACCTACACGGTAACCAGCTATTCAGGCCTGGTGAAAGATCCCTGGTTCTTTACGGTCGATGGTACGCTGACACCAGGCAAGAGTTCGGGGGTAGCCATTACGGATACCAGCACCATCGACGATGGCCTGTTTACTCCCTACATCTTTCAGCAGACCCGCATGGACTGGGATGTACGTGGCTGCGAAATCGTTACTTCCGCCAGCCGGGTGATGGATCTCGATGTCGAACAACTACCCATGCCCAAAGGGTACTGGGCGGATAAGGACGGCAATTTGATTCCCCTGGCGCTCGATGACAACGATCAGCCCGTTCCGCCTGCCCTGAAAACGACGCTCAGCGAGACCGAACAATTTCAGCGGAACCTCCAGGGGGCCGGTCTGAAAGCCAAACTGGGCATTAGCTCGGCCATCCGAGGCTATACCCCGATTGAAACGGGAAAGGCCAAACTGGGAGCCGATGTATTCACGAACGGCATTAAGGTTGGCTCTGTCATCGCCAGCCTGCGCCGGCAAATTAGCCTGATGAACCCATGAGCCTACCTGCAAAATCCATAACCCTGACGACCGGCGGCTTTCTCACAAAAGGCTTTACGTTTTCGGTGCTCTCCAATCAGGCTGGCCACGAAGAGGACCAGCGGGATCAGCAGGAGGATCCGCTGTTTGTGGCCGATTACGACAACCAGCCGTTTGTCGCGGGCGTGGTGTACCGGTTTTTGGGCTATCACCCGGTGTACATGGCCGATCAGGAGCTGGTGCGGGTCGTCTTCAAAGAAACAGGCGGCTATGATTTTCTGGACCCGAACGAGAATCCCGGATCTGGAGACGTAGGCAATGGCAGCACCAATGGTGTAACCTTTTTACCAGGTACTGGGAAAAACGGCCAGTTCTGGGGAGTACTAAAAATTGGCAATGCATACTATGCCGTGCCCGATGATCCGACGCTTCAGATTGTTACCCAAAATGGTGCCCATACGACGATCATGCCCTTTTTCAAAGGTGGAATTAACGCGATCCTGCCTACCCCTCCGCCCGGTACGCCAGTTGCGAATGTGCTGATTGGCAACGATGGCATCTTGTACCGATCTACGGAAGTAACTCTACCCACCGAAGTCATAACGTGGACTGTTCTTGAGCAGTACATCGAAGAGGACGATGATGTTGTTGATCCCCCCGACCCACCGCCGTTTACCAAAAAGTCTGCGATGGACGTCAACGACTGCGAACAGCTGGCCGGTTGGGGTTATAATAGCCAGGTCATTCCAGCCGTCGTCACGATTACCGTGGATGGTGTCTTTGAAGCCAATGTAACGGCTCAGCGGGTCCGCACCGATGTGCGCGATGCGTTGATTGCTGCCGGTATCCAGACCGACAATACGGTATTTGGCTTTAACTACATGAAGCCAGCCAAATACCACGACGGGGTTCAGCACGCCTGGCGCGTATTTGTCGATGGAGTCGAAGCGGTTGATTACAATGTGCCGAAAGAAAAGACCTGCGCAGCTCCTGTTGTTCCGGACGTCCCTTACGAGATGTTCATCAAGCAGTCGTTGATCAACTCGGTCAACAAAGGGGGCGATAGTAAGACAGTAACCCTGATTCAGGTTTGGTCCGATTGGTCAGAAACAGCTTATGCCGGCTCACTTGTTCCGGTATGGGGTATTTCGGGCGTGCCTGCGGGTATTGTGGCGGTTCCCTACGATCCGGCTAAAACGCTTGATGTCGCGGCAACCAATGATGCAACGGTTTCTGATTTTGTCATTACCTGTTCGCTGACGTTGCCGCAGACCGTTCAGGTGATTACGGTTGGTTGTACCCGGCCTGGTGGGTTGACGACCTATAACGCCAGTTATCACTTTATCCCGACCGGTGGGTTCAGTGACCCTCCTTATCCAACCTTGGACGAGGCAAACGATACGGCAGGCGAAGCCTTCGACAATACTCGGCCCGGCAATCTGGATATGTTTATTATTCAGGCTGCCAACCTCAACGTGGGTACGGATGTGTATTTGGGGAATGGTACCAGCTGCGAGAAGGCGGGCGATAACATCTATGCTGTTTTCGATAGTCAGGGTGGAAACACCGTGAAAAAGGCGATTCAGGTTGTTGGTGGCAAAATTGTGGCTGTCAAAGATTCGACGTATACGACGCCGGTAACACCACCTAGTGAAGTCGGAGCAACAGCCATCAACGTCATTTTCTCAACGATTAGCAGTTCGACCAACCTGGTTATTGATTACGAGATGAAAGTGAAATGCGTAACCGCTGGGTTAACCATTTCGAATCAATTCGTAACCAACAATCCGGCTACATCCGCTCGCTTCCTGGATGGCCTGACGGTCGAAACGGCTAGCGTGATTGCTAGCCCCTACAAGAGCTTTCGCAATACCACCTCCAACTCAAAATATTACAGCTTCGCTCTTTCCCTGAAGCGGCTCAAAGCGCTGTATCCAACGGCGACCGTCATTGATTTTGATCTGACTGTAAAACGAAAGTTTGCATCGGGGACTACCTATGATGCTGACTCCAGGTACCGGGTTACGCAGGTCAATTTCAGCAATCACCGCTCGTATGGTATCGTCTCGATTCCGCTGAATGATAACACGGGCGTGGACTATGACTACAACGGCATTTCGCAAGACGGAGTGCAGAAAAAGTATTTGGGGGACAGTGTGCAAGGCGTGTTGATACCCGCCGACGTGGATTTCGTAATTGGTCGCTGGTCGGTCAATCTGGCTAACAACACAGCAACGTTCACTGAAACCGTAGAACCCACACCCTAATGGCACGACTGAGATTAGTAGTCCAAAAATCGACCGTCGTCGATGGCGGAGCTCCGGTACTGGAAACCCGGCATTTTCTACAGGCCGTTGCTGGCGTGGATTGCGATACGGATGCCGCTGCATTCCTGGCACTTGATAACAAACAGGCTCTAACGACAACGGATGTGCCGGTGAATCTGGCGGGCATGCATTGGAATCCTAGAGGCTGTTCGCCCTCGGGAGCCGTACCGACCATCATTTACGATCCGGCCTATCCGCACGTACCTGACACACCGGGTGGCGGCACTGATCCGGGTAGTACGAACCCCTCCGATGAGACCAACTCCATTCTGTATACATCCACTTCAAATAACGACGGGGGACCCGTCTAGCCCAATGAGACAGCTCAGCCTATTTTTGTCGTTGGTGCTGATTGCACTGAGCACCACAGCCCAGACCATCACTGGCTATCGGGCCAGTACGCTGGTCGATGGCACCCAGTTAGTTTACCGGCAATATTCAGATGGTACGCAGGTACAGGTCGATCACTTACCCACGGATGCTGTCCGCAGCCGTCTGGGTGGCAGGAGCCTGATCCCGTATGCACCAGAGAATAAAAGGGTATTTAATCCCGCCCAATTCGGAACGAATAAATACTATTCGCCCACGTTCCGATTTTCGGTTGATTTCGTCGGTACAGCCACCAAAGCCCAACGGTTAGCGTACGGCGTTAATACGTTTAATGATTTTAGCGTCGCTGAAGCCGACAGATCCCAGTACTCACCCGGTGAAGGGCAAGCGTACATCACGGAAAGCGGCATTCATCACACACTGGAGGGAGAAGGTTTCTATGTGTCGGATCTGCAAACCTACTATAACATGATCTGGAGCCGGTGCCCAGCCTATGGCTATGGGGATCTGGCATTTATGAAGTACCTCGTTTTGAACATTGAAACGAGTTCCGATTGGAAACGGGACATTTATGGTTCCGGGCTGATTGGCTGGCCCAGCTGGGATGTGGGCAAAACCAAATCAGTCAAATGCGAAACAGACGGGGTAACCCGGACGGTGGAGCAGATTCAGGCGATGGGTGACAGCTGGTGGCAAAACGAAACCTATATCCGTCGTACCAATCGTTACCGGCTGTTACTGCTGGTCTTAAAACAGAAATCACATCCGAGTTGCAAAGTCAGCATTGGTGCCAGTCCCTATCAGGGCCGTCCCAGAACGGATTTTGAGGATAATTCGCATGGTGTCTTTCTGGAGGGCTCCTGCAAGGTCGATGCACCCGGCATCGGCGGTGATGCGCAGGGCAACATTACGTTCAACAATCCGGACGGCGGCACTCGTACCTATCAGCTCACCGGATCGGCCTGGGATGCAGAGGATTTCTGCATGGGGTACTACTACTGGTTTAATTTCGATATTTCTGGTCAGGATTATCAGGATATCTGGATCAATAAGCTGCCGGGTACCCAGAATTATCCCTATCTGTGGTCGAAAATCAAGACCGTTCACATTGTAGCCGACGAAAAAGGCTACATCCAGCTGAACAGAAAACGGATGCTGGCCCGTCAGGGCGTTACCCGTCCTTTCTGGCGGATGTGCGAGCCCATGTACGAGGGCGATGGGGGGTTTGTCGATGGCGGATATCCTGCCATCGCGAATCCAGTACCGTTTCCAGATCTGCAAAATCCGGGCGGTTATGAAACGCCCAAAGTCTGGCAACAGCCCTATGCCATGTACAGCCGCTATGCGGTGACCCGGTTTTTTGCGGGGAATGAGCAGGACTGGGGCTTTTATTTATTTCCGACTTCACCCCAGTTCGTTCGGGGTGATTTCAGCCAGATACCGCTCTACAATCACGATCTGCACACCGTCACGGCCCTGTTTCAGGCCAGAGCAGACATGCAGCCACTGGAGCGATTTTACACCGGCTCGACACTGGTGGAAGATCCGGAGGTACAGCTGAATGGCGTTGGCTCTTTTTCGGCCTACAATGCCACGGCGGCCTATAACTACGCTGGAGGTGTGCAGGGTGTGCAGAAACCGGCATACATGCTCCGCTACAAACAAACAGCCACCGGCTGGACAGTATATGTGCTGGGCGGCATGAATCAGGACTGGACCGCCGAACGAACGGACATCATTCGGGTGCCTGGTGGTGGGGTGAACGGAAACATGTTCCGGGTCAAACTGCGAGGGCCAGCGGCTCAGATCTACGAGTTTTCCGTCAATGCCAGTGATTCAGGCCAGATCTACGAAGCGGTTCCCACGGCTCAGACCAACTGGGAAAAAGCCGGGTATGGTGGTCGGGTCAATTAGTCTCTATTCTTTCCAGTGCTACCGTAACTTTTTATGAAAAAATTCCTCTCCCTTTTGTCCGTACTGTGTCTGGCCATTTCGGGCTGGGCACAGACGACGGTCACTGAACACCTGATCGTTCAGTATCCACCCGGCACGAACGTCTACAAAATGACGGCCGTGCGCAATACGAGCACCTTCCCGTCCAACAATCAGGGCTGGATTGATTTCCTGAATGCCATCAAGCTGAATCAGATTGAACGGATTGCAGAAAATGGCTGTCCGCTTGCGGTGGGTGTACCCACGCCGATTACGCTGCCTACCTGCTCGACCACCACCGCTCCCAGCTGGGTAACGGGCCTGCGCTACAAATACGAGTCTCCTCAGAAACTACGCTTTGAGGCCAGAGGCACAATTGGGCAGGCCAAATTCGCTCGGGTGGATGGGCAAGCATTCACGATCAATAACCCAGGCGGTGTACCCATTACCAATGATCAGTATTATGGCTATGGGTCAATAACCGGCGATGCCGATGGCTATGATCGTCAATGGGAAATCAACATTCCTGCGGTTGCGCTGAATGTCACATTTCAGAAAGCTGGAGGTACCGAAACGTATGTGCTCAATCTAACGCCATCGCTCAGCGCAGGCACGGTGCAGGTCATTGGAACCACCTCCAATCCGGGATCAGGTACGACAACGATTACCTATAATCAGAGTTTTGCGGCTTATCAGGCATCGGGTTCCGGAACAATTTATGATAAACCAGGGGCCACCGATAGTAAAATCAAGGACGGTGAAATTACCTATACGGTGCCGAATATTCCGGCTCCAGGCAGCTACACGGTTGCCCTGTCGTATCAGTCCAATACGAATCCACCCGTCGCTCAGATCAGCGTCAATGGCGGCACGGCAACCAATTTCAATCTGGCCGCTACAGGCGGAGTGCTGACGAGCATCAGCACGACGGTGCCCGGTTTTACAACGGGTACCAATTCGGTGAAGGTTACCCCAGCGGGCGACTATTTCGCCCAGGATAAAATCACGGTGAGTCGGACGGGAACGGTTTTAGCCCCGAATTGTGGCTATACCGTGGCCGTAAACTCACCATCCACGAGTTGTGGGGGCAATGTGACGCTAACCGCTACGGCTTCCGGAACGGGTGCCACTGGCCTGACCTATGCCTGGACAGGGCCAAACAATTACGTAGGCTCAGGAGCCTCGATTGCCATCGCAGCGGCTCAGTCGAATGGCACCTATGACTATATCGTCACAGCGACCAAAGCCGGGTGTTCGGTACAGGCAACAGCGACCGTGAGTGTGTCGGGCTGTGTATCGGTTAATCCGCCCACAACAGCCATGCGAGGCGGGTATGCGGAGGGTACGCTCTCGGAGTTGTATGCGTTTGCACCCTTTGTGCCTGATCAGAATCAGATTGTCAGCTGGTCCGATCGCACCGAAAAAACGCAGCAAAATTCACGGATTCGGTTCGGCATTCACAAGAGTATCGGGGCCAGTATCACCCGCATTGAGGATGTTCGGGTTAGTGAAAACATGGTCAACACCTGGAATCGGGATTCAAATGATCCGGATCTCTGGGATAAAGGACGTTCAGGTGATGCCTGGGCCTATGGTACACCAAAGGACTATAGAGAAGGTACTCAGAGTACGAAAGACAGTGGTGATGATACCGGCTATAATGGTATCCCGGCGGGTGACCGCTACGCCCATCAGAATCCAGTCGATTACTACCAGCGCAAAAATGTTGTCGGCTACGGGGATGTAGACTATACCCGGACCGTGACCATGATGTGGTCCATGGATCGGGTGCGTACCAAATATGTCCGTCATGCCTGGTACTGGCTGGAGGGGGAAACCATCCGGTATTTCTACATCTATGAGAATAACCGGGATGATAACCAGATGCGTTTTCAGGGCAGTCAGCAGGAGCTGCCTGGCATCTATACATCGGCCAATTACTACCACCATAAGGTAGAGCTGGGTAGCAATGGCGATGTGGCTGAGGTTACCTCTCCGCCACCGGGAAACCCGCCAAACAACCAGACCGACACCGGAACCAAGAATACGACTAAAAACTATATGGGTAGCTATCGAGACGATGGCTATGGTATTACCATTTTTAGCCCCTATACGAGTCGATTCAACGGAAAGCAGTTCAACAGCCGCTTTGGTAATTACCAAAGCCTGGCCAGCTCCTACATCAACTGTGCCCCATTCACGGATCTGGATTCACCTCGTAAAGTGGCCTTTTCAGGCTACATCCATGTAGGTACCAACGCTGAATTTAAAAGCTGGCAGGCCGCTCATAGCTCCATCGAGCTGTTACCCTTCGCTACCAATTTCGCGGGTGGGAAATTTAACGGCTGGTCATCGGTCGATGCGAAAACGAAAGCCGAAAATGGCAAGGTGGTTTTTTACATCACCGATGTCAATCCGACTTCGATCACGGATCAAAATCCAAGCGGTACCCGTGGTGAGGGGAAATTTAACAGCCAGTACGGCAACTGGTCAGCCTCCAGTCTGAACACCATCTACCTCAATGTGGAGTCCGTTGGTGTGTCTCAGTTAGAAATTGGCTGGATCAAAGCGGGTCAGGATGACAATGCTGCCGCTTCTCAGCGTAAGCTGATCAACATCACCAACCCGAATTCACCGCAAACGCTCACGATCAACATGGCGGGTACGTCTGGCTGGGATGGGACGATCGTCCGATTCTTCATTGGTACGCCAGTCAGTTTACGCCCCAGCATGACGGGTAGCGAGCGTTTCGTGCCCAACTGGATCAATACGGTCAATTCGGCGCCCGCCAACTAACGTTTTAATCAATCCAAAATCATGTTGAAGAATCCAACTCCGAATCTAGAGCCGTTCCGTACGAATGCGGACTACATCAACCTGGCTAAACTGTTTTATGCAGCGGCTGGCATTCTACTGCCGCATGAACCCTTTTTTCAAAAGGATTTTGCGGAGCAGTGCTCGACGCATGGTTTGCCTCCGTATGCTTCAGAGCTGTCCTACGTGCTCAATAATCCTGATACCTATACAGACCAACTGCTGATCTATCAGTATCAGAGTGAGCTGCGGTTTGCCGAGGATTCAGAGCGGCCCATTCTCGACATCCTGATCGCGGTCGTCAAGGCATTTCGACACACGGTAACACCGGCCCATCACATCTATTAACGCAACCACTTTAACTACCTATAGAATGACAACAACTGAAATCGCTAAAACAGCTGGCCAATGGAAACTAGATGGTTTCTACAATGGTGGGTACACCAATTACAATTGGGATAGCGATCACCCGTCCTGCCCATTAAGCTACGTCTGGCTCTATAACTCCCTGTATCCAGATGGGCGGCATGGCTCGATCAGCATCTACAATGGTAACTATGGTGGGTGTGGCAGCCATAGCCTATATGATCTGGCGGCCGAGGCAGCGTATGGCGGCATTGGCTTCGAGTCGTGGCCGAACTTCTCTGGAGAGACGATCGAGTTTTATTCGAATTACGATAGCGATCCGTTTACGCTCAACCGCAATGCTTATAACTACCTGACTTCTCAGGTACAGGTTTCCTACACAATCGGCTTTTCCAGCGATCTCCAGTACATGTATTGGTATGAGCAGGGCATGAATCGTTTCCTGATCTGGAAACGGGCAACCGGTGGCCCAGCTATCCCTTAATTAAAACTGGCCACTGTCGATTCTGGCAGTGGCCACTATTCCAATCTTGTCTCTGACTCCATGAAACGTAACTTATTAACCATCGTATTTAGCCTACTGGTAACGGCGGTTCTCGCTCAGGACTTTTCCTGGGTTGGCGTTCGCGGACAGCCTATTGTCAATACGGTATCATTGGCTTCTATTTACGGCAATGAGACGGCAACAGTGAAGCTCTATTATTCATCAGGTGGATCTGTCTATCCGACAAAAATGCAGCCAGCCGTTGTTCAAGCTGGCGTGTCGCTTACGGTGACAATTTCGGCGGGTCAATCAGCAGCCCTGCAAAATGAAACCTTCGTTGAAGTTGTAACGAATGGGGTACGTCGGTATACGGGAAAACTGACTATCGGAGAAACCATGCCTCCCGGTGGAGGATCAGGTTCAACATCAACCGTTACGTGGAATCAGATCTTACAGAAACCGACTAGTTTTCCTTCTACGATCGCTGATGTTGTCGGGTTAAGTACGGCGCTGGGTCTGAAGATCAACAGTACCGAAGTGTATTCGAAAAGTCAGTCAGACAGCCGGTTTAAAGCCATCAATTATGTTCCGAGTTTTGCTGAACTAACTGGAAAACCCAACTTTTTTTCAGGCAATTATTTAGATCTTCTCAATAAGCCAACCATTCCTAGCTCAGCAAGCCAGGTAGGAGCCTGGTCTAAAACTGAAGCCGACGCCAGGTATGTAGACCTTTCCAGTGCGCAGACAGTTACGGGTAAAAATATTGTGGCGACTAGCCTGGTGAGTCCGTATGTCGGCATTCATAACGGCGGTCAATTCGTAGCCTCGTCAGGTAACGGAGGATCAGGAGGGGGCAGTGCTGCAACGATAATAGCGGCTACTGGTACGAATGCTAACGGAGGATACACGCATATTCAAGGTTTATATGCTGGTGTAGCCTATACGGCTCCCATCGTAATGCAGGATCAGGGAGGTAGCGTAAGGATCGGTTCGACTACTGAGGTAGGATCTGGGTATAAATTGCAAGTCTCTGGTCCTGGGATTTTTACAGGGGATTTAGTAATTGGTGCTGGTGCTGCTCAAACAGCCAGGAACGATCCTACTAACTTCAACCTTGGTAGTGACTACGCCCCTACTACAACAGAAGGATTGAAAGCGTATCTGTATAGAGGCTCCTCCTATGCAGAAGCTTATGGATTCGGTATAGCCCCTAGTACCTTGATACACCGAGCAGGAAGTAACGCGATTCATCTATTCCAGTCTGGATTGACTGATATCGCCTATGTTACGGCGAACGGGTTCGGATTTCGAAATACGACAGCTGGCAATCGCAATGCAATGACTCCCAGTACTGGGTTCATGATTAACCAGACGGACAGCTGGCCAGGCACGTATAGATATAACGGTTCAGTGTGGGAACGGTATCTAATGTCGACTGAAGCGGGTAACGTTTCAATACCGGGCAGTCTGACCGTAGGAGGTAATGTTATCCAGTCCAGTGTTTTGCCAGGTTCATTGAGCACAGCCTATACGCAACAGCACTTGGGGCAATCGGCTGTCATACTGGCATCGCTATCTTCCAATGATCTCATTTTAGCCAATAATGCCTATCCTATTTCGGGGGGAGGATTCAAGTACAAAAATGATGGCCCCGCTTCGCTATTCTTTCAATCAGCAAGTGGGACTTCATACATTTTTACGGCTCCATCAGGCATCAAAGATGCAAACGCAACCTTCACGTCCAGATTCTCGATCGATGTAAGTGGTAACATAACAGGTAAGCCGGTCAGTAGTCCGAGTATGAGCCCTACGACTTCTGCCAGCGTAGGGATGGGTACTGCCCCCTCATCGATCATCACGAACGCTACGACTTACGGTGGTGGTGAGATCTACTTTACGACGGGTAGTTCGCCTACCATTGGCAAGATTCTGACTTACACGTTCAACACAACTTTAAATCAGCAGCCTCACGTATCCTTAGCGGCCTATAGCGATGCGGCTGCTACGGATTTCAGCAGGTATCGGGTTAAGAACATTACTACTAGTGGGTTTGAGATCTGGGCTGTGACTGCCCTGCAAGCCACTACTGAATACGCCTTTACATTCACTATGACTCAATAGATTATGGGAGCTATCAATCGAAACGGAATATTATATGAAGTCCTCACTCGTGTAGTGACGCCTGCCATACCAGCTGTACCAGGTACGTTTAATCCGGAAACGGGCCAATTCGAGGGCGGTTCGCCGGAAGTGCCTGCGGTCACAGAAGAATACGAGAGTGGCGCACAATGTGGGCTCATATCTGCTATTCCTCCTAGTGCTCTCATTACGATCGAGCATACTCGAACAGTCAGAATGATCGAATGTACAGATCAGGAGGATCTTCATAAAGTAATGACAGTGCAAATCGATCACTGGGCCCCCGATGGAACGCCAATGATCGACAAAATCATAAACGACCCTACGCTATCCGCTGATGCGAAGGAGCAACAAAAGAAGTTGTTTGCCTCCTACCGATTAGCCCCTAAATCCACAAGAGACAGCTGGATCATTCCTTCTACGATGGAAATGGTCAAGCCTGACGCTGACGGTAATGTTCCTGAAGGGGCAATCCCTGAGCGGATTTTCTATCAAAACTTACCGGATACTGCTTTGATCGCTCAGGGAATCGTATCGGAAGAGGAGCTACGTTCTCAACAGCGGGTCTATATCATGATGAAAATAGGCATGCTGGGCATCGTTGCCAGAGCAGGCATTTAACCAGGCACTACCATGAAAAAGCTATTATTCTTCTGGGTATTGGCATTACCAGTGCTGGCGCAAACACCAGCGCCGGTCCAGGCAGATTTTCAAATCTTCCGAGGGGATATCTACGAATCGAAGCCGTTGACACTGGTGCCAGCCGATACATTGCAAACGTTATCGGTTCGCTACACCTATACGAAGGCCACCACCAGTCAGCTCGTTGATCCCCAGCCAACCATTACACGAACTGGGTTAACTGTCGTTTTGCGGTTTACCTCGACGGCTACTTTGCCAGAAACGGGCTGGTATGAACTCTCCGCTGGCGTCGGCAAAACCAAGTTCATTGGTGTCGTCAGTGTCGGTAAAAATGGGACGGCTGTGACAAACGCTGACGGTACTTTACTTGCAAAATATCTGAGTCAAGTAGCTGTAATACAGGATGCATTGCCAACCAAATTGAACAAATCGGATACCACGTCGATGCTGCAACCGTATGCGAAGGCCGTCAATGTGTACCCTAAAAGTCAGACCTATACTCAGGCTGAAGTCACCACGATTCTACAAGGCTATTATTTGCGCGTCACGGTGGCCAACAAAACAGCTGCGGCATTGGCAGCAACGGGTTTGCAACCAAAAATTATTACGGTCACGACCGATGAATCAGACGGCAATCGAACCAATAAGTACATCTATGACGGAGATAATCAACCCTTGCAATACCCACTTTTTTAAGATGAAAACGATACTCGCACTCCTGCTTTTGGCCAGTACTGCCCTGGCTCAATCCATTCCAAACCGTCAAGTCGATATTGGCGTATTGCCCCCGGTTAAGGTTACCAATACCGATTTACACATTCGCTCGGTGGATGATCGGGCGTATCGCATTCTAAAAGAGGGACACTTGCCCAATATGTCGTACGCTAGTACACAGACAGGAGCGAGTCGCACGACGCGCACACCTGGTAGTTCGGGTCCCTCGACAACGTTTACCGTTACACCAGGTTGTGTGCTGGCTGATGGCGAATTGATTATTCAATCGGATCAGCCGTTGGCGTTTGGGGGCTATATAAAACATGGAAACTACTCAGAATCCAATACGGTCGGCGGAGCAGCTATTCCGTTGAATGTGATTGCTGGACCGGGCAATGTCTACAAAGCCATATTACCCAAATACCTCTATGAAGGCGCTAAAATTACGCTCAATAGTCAGTACCTGGCTCCCCGAATTGTTAGTGATTCGATTAAGTCCGCAGCTGTCACGGCCATGATTAACGGGACTGAATTTACGAATCATCAGGTCTGGAATGCGAAAAAGGTCTGGCTTAACATTGGCGATAGCATGTCGGGTGCCAATGCGATGGGGAATGACGCTGGAGGTAAACGCTATATGGGCCGCTGGCATTATTCATTCGTCGGTGTAGACAGCTTAATTGCTGAAGGAAAAATTACGCGTTTGGTCAATCGACATCTCGATTCCGGAACATCCACGGATCTGGTGGAAGCTATTCGAAATGGTACACTCGATGACATTCCATTTGATTTGCTGACTGTCTTTGTGGGATTTAATAATGCTACAGCTACCATCACGCAACAGTTCACCGATGAGCTCAATGAGATTATTCGCTGGCGCAATCGGCAATGGAACATTCGACTTCAGGATGATCCTACGATTCAAAAACCATCCATTGTATTGATCGGAATGCCCGTCACCGACAAAACGCCCTATGTGTCTAACGTAGCGGGTTATCGATCAGCAATGAGTGCACTGGTCAGCACAGCAAACCGGGTCTATTACTACGATGCGAGTAATGCGTATTCACTCAACGCTACAGCCACAGCTGATGTAAATATTTCCAGTACCGATCGCACGGCTACCAACCGGGTGCACCCTAGTGGCATCGGCAGCACGCTCATCGGAAAAGGGCTATACACCGTGATTAAGACAACGCCTTTCTACAGTTCATTCTGATACGCCACGCAAATGATTGCGATCAGCAGTGAAACCTATTAGTAAACCGTAACCCACTCAACCTGTGAACGAAACCCCTTTTATCGATTCAATACCAGGAGACGCCCTAATTTTTTTGTGCCTGATTGCGAGTAGCTTGGCTCGGTTGACCCGGAATGAGTCGATTTCAGCAATGGCCGCTCTCAAAGAATTTTACTGGTCGCTCATTGTTGGTGCCGCTATTACCGGCTGTGTCATCTATCAGGCAGAATGGCACATGAAAACAGCCTGGTGGGTCGCTCTGGCAGCTCCGCTGGCCAGCAGCTTCATTGTCGAAATCTTGATTGCCAAAGGTGATGAAATCAAGAAAATGCCAATCAAGGAATTGCTTCCATTCATTTTGGATGAAATACAAAAACGCTTTACAAAAACCACCGTAAAACCATGAAAGTACTGACCATCGTTATTCTGTTTCTGGCCATGAACGCCAGCGTTATTTTTTTAGCTGGTCTGCATAAAGTCCCAAAGCTGGTTCGCTTATCAGTAGCAGGCATTGCAGCATCGTTTGGATTAACCCTTCTGCTCGTCTGGAAATGGTCCATTCATTCCAACTATGGGATAGTTGCCCTCGGCCTGTCGATTACACTAGCCGCAGCAACCGGCTTTCGCCATACCCATAAAGCCGTCATGACTCGGGATGAACGGGTAAAACTGATTCGTGAATATGCGATTGGCGTCGTGATCACGTCGGTAGCGGCCGTACTGGCCACAGCGTTGATACTCCAGCTGAACGAGCCGGTAGCCGCTACTCCAGTGGACGCAACGCAGGCGCCGACCTCAACAACCGTTGCGATCGGGGATAGTACGCAGAAAGCAATTGATCAGTTTAACGCCCTGTCGAAATGAAAGCTCAGCGAATCGGATTGATTATTGTCAACCTGCTGCTGCTCTATGCGGGAGTGATGCTGTTCTCCATGGCACAGGCTCAGAGCCTGCCCATGTACATCAATCAGGATCCTGGCTACTGGTATAATCTGTATCAGGAGGAACAGGCCAGAGCGAACGGACTTGAGCAATACGGGCGAACTGCTATTTATGGATTGTCAGAAAGCCTCAAAGCTGCCAATGATACGATTATTAAGCAGAATGCAACTATTGTTCGACTCGTCAAAGAACGTAATGGGCAGACTGATCGAGCCGTAAAAGCTGAAACCGCATTAAAACCGGTTAGTGACGAGCTCGCCAAATATGAAGGCAAAACGATTGCCGGAAAAGCGATCCGGAAAGTAAGTAACGCTTTGAAGTACGTAGGGGGCGGAACCGTTCTGTTTTTCGCCATTAAAGCAGCGGTACCATGAAAGCACTAACAGTTGATCTACTGGTTCGCTGCGGAGCTGTCCGGTCGGGAGCCGAGAAGTACGTCGCCCTGTTGAACGAACTACTTCCCTATTACAAGATCACGACCCATCTGCGGGTATCGCATTTTCTGGCGCAAGTGCTGCATGAGTGCGACTCGATGAAAACTGCAGAAGAATATGCGTCAGGGGCAGCCTACGAAGGTAGAGAGGACTTAGGGAATAGTGAACCCGGCGACGGAATGCGCTTTAAAGGGCGTGGCTTGATTCAGTTAACGGGCCGAAAGAACTACGCAGCGTTTGCGGAGAAATTCGGCGTAGACTGCATGAACCATCCGGAATTGATCGCCGAACCTCGCTGGGCAGTAGCCTCAGCATTGAACTTCTGGAACGTCAATAAATTAAATGGCTGGGCCGATATGGATAGGGTTTATCAGATTAGCTGTCTGATCAATATTGGCCATATACCTCTGCCAAATGAAAAACGTCAATTTCCCAACGGATGGGTAGAGCGTCAGGCATTAGTCAGGCGATGTAAGGGCGTATTGGCTGAGATGTTTTGATAAAGAACTTTCATGTAGAATAGATTAGGGTTTATAACTAAAAAGGCTGGTCACAGTGTGACCAGCCTTTTTTCTACAACGCACAGTTGAAGGTTTTACTTCTTGTATTCTTTATCCCGAATCATCCGTAGATTATTCAGAAAGGAATATTCTCTCACATCTTCAGCGGGAATAATGCCCCGTCTGATCCAGTTCGTGACTACATTGATGCTCTCCAGGTTGTGCCGTTTCGCATACTCCTTCAACGTGACCCATTCAGAGAAATCTATTTTCTTGCCGTTAACAACCATGTAGGCATCTCCTGCCTTAATTTCCTTTATTAGTTCGTCCGTTTCCTTGAGCAGGTTCGCTAACCCTTCATTTTTTACCTTGCTTTTAGTTTCCATAGTTTTCATATCCTTGATTATTGTCCTAATTGTTCCATCCCCATTGTACCGTCCCTATCCATGATTGTCACCCAAATTATACGTCCTTACTCTATATCACTGCGGCATATTATGGTTGGGGGTTTTCACCCCCTTCATTAGTCGAATCCTTCTAGGCAGTCTTTTAAGAAGTTGATTCGGTCTAATGCTTCATTGATTTCCTCTTCTGTTAGCTCGCCTTGATGCTCTTTGAGGTAGGCTTCAATCTTTCTGATCTGTGCCTTGATTCGGTTGATAAATCCCTGATTCATAATCTTCGTGCGTTGTTTGATTATGGAACAAAGATATAGTCTGTTCACTAATGGAACAAGAAAAGTGGCAATTATTTTCAAGAAATTTTTAGATTTTTTTAGGGTACCAATTGGCCTAAAAACAGGAAAGCCCAGACCTAGCAGATCCGGGCTTTTGTTTCGTAGTTTTGCGACCATGGACGAAAAAACAAGCATTTACGCCAATACAAATGATCCCTATCTACGCCTGAATGGCATCTGGTATCGCCGCATCAATGGCCCAGGATGGACGAGGATCGCTCCTGAAAATGCACCGCCAGCCTATAGCTGGGCACCACTACAGCGCAAACAGTGGGCCGTTTTTCGGTCAACCTTCGTCGAACTGAACCTGTTAGACAACAGCGCAACCGATGCCATTGAGAAAGGCCTGCCTGAAGAACCGCCAACAAAAGCAAAACCCGATCCTGCGTGAATCGGGTTCTCTTTTAAGGAAAATCAATATCATCGTAAAAGGCCTCATTTTCAGCTTCCCATTCTTCCTTGGTTCGATCTTTCCCTAATCCTATACAGGCCAGGTGAAATCGGTATTCTGCATTCTGTTTTTCTGGCCAGGCACGAATAGGATGATGCCATTCCTCAAGCTTTTTCCCGCAGCGACTGCATAAACATTGGGGATGGCCAGCATCAGGCGAATCACGAAATAGGGTGTCGGTTGGTAAGATCTGAATGCTCATGGCTGAACCTCCTTCACGCCTTTAACGGCAGCGGCCGCTTCGCTCTGAAGATTCTCATAGGTCATTTCCAGGGCTTCTTCGTAATCCAAACCGAATTGGCTTTTGCTGGATTTCCGTAGCTGAGCGGGCGTTTGATACATCTTACTGATTCGCAGGAGAGCAGCTCGCATCTTGTTGAATTGTTCAGCTTGTTTCTTCGTCATGGCTTAGGCGTTGAAAAAAGATAGGACTACATCTTCTGAAATAGCTATTCCGGACTCTGATTTTACATGATCCAAAAACTGACTGATCAGATTCATGTTTCGCTCAGTACGAGCTTCCAATTGTTCGTCGGTTTCGGGAGCGGGGCCAGTTCGCCACTGGTGGTGCCAGGCGAACAAACTGAAAATGGCTGTATCGCGCGGATCGCCTTTCTCGATATGCTTCACTAAATCACGTTGCAGCTGCTCTTCCCAATCGGATTCCTGCCAAGCCCAACCGAACTTATATTTACGCTCATTGGCAATCAATTTTTCGAGTAATGCCCGCATGAATCCATTTAAGAGATGGCGAAACTCATCGCGTAAATCAGCTTCGTTAATTGCGGATTCAGTAGGCTCTGGCAGTCCAAGACCCTTCATGATCAACTGAAGTCGCAATTGCTGCGGATTGATGTATTGGTAGATTTCATCGCGAAACCCATTCGCGCTATCGTCTCCCATATCCGATTCCGCCAGCAATTCCAGAATGCTGCTAAAATGATCGTCTAACTCGGTTAGTATTTGGTGGTCATATTGTTTCGACATAGATCTGATTTTTGACACGTTTGTTGCAATTTTTAGCTCGTTTTTGGGTGATTTCGCTCACGTTTGAGCAACTTTTCGCCCATTTTCTGCAATTCAGGGCACGATCCGTTTGGCCACCCCATCGGGCCCAAACTCGATGCAGCCCCAAACCTGATGCAATGCCCATTGCTCGTGATACCATACCCGAATGCCGTTAAGCTCAGCGATGTATTGCATCGCCGGATGCAGCCGCTTAATGGCGAGCATGACCAAATCACGAAGGGTAGGACTTGAAGGCAAAGAATCCCGATCATTAGGAACCGCAATGCTCATATGTCTGGCCACTCGCATAGTTTCCCCTCGCATGGTAAGCAGTTCGATTTGCAGTATGCAAGAAAGCTTTTGAGTCATGATCGGACTCTCCAGCGTCCATTCGGGTTGATCAAGTTGAATGTCCATTGGTCGCTATAATCTGTCCAGTACAAGCAGGTCGCTCTGTCACCTCCTCGCCTCCCGGCATCTGGTAGGTTTCAATCCAGTCGGGTCGCTGTTTCTTTCTGCGTTTTACGCAACCACACTTCACGCAAGTAGCGCTTTCTCCCCATTCTGGCTTACCATCCCATTTGTGGCGCTCGTTGCCCGGTACCACCCTTGGCGGCCTGGCTTCATTAAGATGCACCCAGCCTCCGCCGGGGAGTTGATAAAAACCCATAATGTATTAGATTGGCTTGTACAAAAAAAAATGGAATTATACACAAGGTTTTGAGCGAATATTTCCGTTGGCTATCAGTCGATTAGTCCTTTTTGTACAAATAAAAATGGAATTATACCTATACTTTTATCGAACTGAGACACTACTTAAAAGCCTAAATTTTAAGGTCGTAAAGCCGTGTATCGCCATCCTTGAAAACCGGTCATTTCAATTTGCTTTGAGTAGGGCAGGGAAACCCAGTTAGCTAGCACGATAACAAAACCCGATGGTTTGTCTTCCAGTAAATACCCCTTGTTAATCCAAACCTGGGCACTATCGGAAGAGATGATGTGAAAGTAGCCTCTGACTCTTCCGTCATAGATCATAAAACAAACCGACTCGCCCAGGGGTGCTTTAGGCAATCGGACCAGGCGAACAAACCAGAGCCATTCCTTGCCCTGATTCGTGCCTACCCGGTCTACTTCGTCCCAATCGGTTTCGCCATCGCATCGCCGTAAAACCCGTTCGGCAACCTCCCAGGTTTTGAAGCGGCCTTTCGGAATAGTAGCAATGATATTTTTCATAGTGGTGTTTCACCGAGCACGCCCATTACTCCTCGTTTCAATTCCTCGTAATAGGCGACCGTATCCTGCACTCGCTGCCATTCGCTTTCGGTGATGATGTACTGACAGGCTGAACAGGTATGCACGTACGAGTGCCAGGGAACTGTATGCTCGACAGTTGCAATCTGGATCAGTTCACATTTTGGGCAGACGATTGTTTCGTTATGCGATTCGACATTCATGAGAAAATATGTAATTAGTCCTGCTGAATAACTTCATTGGGAAGGTCGAAAAACCAGAAACCTTGTGACCCCTTAGCTGGGATAGGCGTTTCAAAGGGTGTCGGATTGATTGTCTGCCAAGCCCACCGGTTAGCGGAATAATCACCAAATGCGATTTCATTCCACACAGCGGCCGTGTAGAATCCTTCAATGATATCGGACTGACTAAGCAGCCATTCTTCCGTTCGCATCGAGCCAATCAATTCAACCGTGCCCAATATCTTTCCGGTCGGCAACTCCACATCTTTCAGTGCTGACTTGAACGACGCTTCATTCATCTTCAGCCTACACCAGTTCGGAATAGCCGCAGCGGCATGAATGCCAAGCGTACCACGAACCAACGTCCGTCTATTGCGGGTTTCGTTAGTCTTTAGCCCTAACATCATCAAAGTTGCATAGGGCTGATATAGCGTTATGATTCTCATGTTTCTTGATCTGGACACATTCTAATTTTGAGGCGTTTGGGCAGGGGCGTTGGCTGAAGCCATTTTTCGATAGATGTGCCGAATAATCAAATCGCTCATTTCGTCTGGATGGACTAATTGATGATCAGCCAGAAAGTGCTGATGGATGGGGGATTCATGCACCCACAATTTCAACTCATTCCGGATCTGCATCCCGATGCCACCACTCAGCTGAGAATGACAGAATGCGGCAAAATCATTTTCACCGTCTTTCAGGTACTTTTCCATCCCTTGAAAACGTGGCAGTAGGTAATCAACGGCCTCGTTGAGGGTTATCGGTAAGGGAGGCTTAGGCTGATCGGGGGTAGTCGATGAAGGTTCTACCACCATACCAGGTATGCAGGTCAAATAGATATCGCCTTTTATACCAACAATGGGTTCATCATCATAGCCCTCTTCCTGAGCATAAACAGACTTGGGCTCCCAGCCATCACTGGTTGGATTTATGTGGTCTTCGTTCAATATCCATACAGAATCAATATTCTGATTGAATTTTTCCCCAAGTATGCGAGCTGGCTGCTGGCGTTGCTCAGGCGTAAGTTTACTTAGCTCCTGATATAAATTTTCGAGTGTATACATCGTAAAATTTGATTAGTAAATTGATTGATTAAAACACCGGGCGTTCCCATTTCTGATACCCAATCAGTGCGCCCGGTGTGGGTCGGATCAGCGCAGGCCTGGCGGTCCACGCAGGTGGAAGAGTTGGTTCATTAGAACAGAGTTAATTGGCCAGCATTAGCCACTTTTCTAGCTGTTTTGGGGCTTTCTTTTGGCGTTGTATCGATGCAGACCGTTTCGGTTTTAATGGGCAGAATTGCCGCTTCCGGAACTGGCTTTGCAGTGCTCCTTAGCCTCCAATCCCAACCTCCCATAATGTGCGCAGGCGTATACCAGGATTCCCTCATTTCCATCGTGAGCGTGTTGCCGGCATAGACCACAGCTGGGATGTGTAGTAGTGAAAACTGTACATAGGTCATGTGCACGCACCGTATATCGATATCAATAGCCGAGACGTGCAAACAATGCTGGTAGTTGATCTTGTACGAATACATAGCCATTGCAAAGGCGATTACCATCGCTCCAGATCCACAGGCAGGCTCCTGAAGGGTCATGTGGCCTTTTTCATCGATAGTCCGTTGAATCCCTTTGTCGAAAGTCATTTTAGCCATCATTTCGCAAAGACCGTAGGGCGTAAAGAACTGGCCAGCATGTTGGTTGTGAAGCTCCAGTTCATGGAATAATTCGCCAAGTACATCTCTCGGAGCTATCTCCATTTCATTGGCTAGCAGGATCAACAGCTTTGGAAATTCGTTGAGCTCCTCTGCCGAATACTTCTTGATCATTTCCATATACCGGGACTCTCGACCCTGGTACTGCTGCTTATCAACTGCATTGGAAAAGGATATAGCGGCCATTTCGCAGAAGTCAGCAAAGACATTATACGTACCGTGCTTATATGCCAGGGCATTAATCGCCTTAGCCATAGCAGACATTGCTTGAGCCATTGATTGAAGGATAGTAAGGAGATGGATTTAAATTCTTTTTTCAGGGGCAACCCACTTGACGTCCAGCCAGTCGAAAAAGTGTTTTTCAGACTCCCAAACTGGTGGCAATTGAGGATTCGGGTTGATGCACTTCCAGGTGGAGTGCTTCTCTTCACAGTCGGTAATGAGCCGAAGACCGTCGGGCGTTCCACACCAGCCCTTTCGTTTCCAGCCGCCAGCGATAACTTTAGCCGAATAATCAGCAGAGCCGGTACGGATGGCGAATTGACGATAAAAGTCTTCCCTCGACGGCATAAATAAATCCAGGACAATTCGAGGCATTTCGATTTGCATGTACCTGCCGTCGGGCTTGCCCTTGATCACGTTGCCAAAGCCTTCAACTGTTCGCCGAAATGCGGGACTGACCTGGGCGGGCTGAGCGACACCCCCAAACAGACTGAAATCCGTAGGCGAAAACTTCTTTGGCAAAACAACCAGCTCGATGTCTTTGACCTCTTGTTTTAGCCGCCGAATACTGCCTGCGATGTAAATCTTATCGCAGTAGTCCTCCAGTTCAAAAACCAGATTATCGGCCAGTTTCTTGGCTTTTGCCAGTTCAATCTTTTGCCGTTCTGGAGCAGGCACTTTGTCGGTTTTGTTGGTTTCCAAAGGCATCTGTTTTGCGGGTGTCGGTTCGGGTACCATGGGCGTTTTGCCTAATATTTTGGCGATCGCATCGGCGTATTCGCCCCGTTTCCGATCACTGTAGCCCGGCAATGGACTAGAATCGGTCAGCGTACAGTAAAAGAGCTCCAGCTGACCTACACTATAAAAATTGGATAGGTAAACGATCAGGCTGGGGTGGGCGGTAAACCGTTGATTAGCCATCTTTCAGCTGTTGATATTCAGACTCACCTGGCCCTTTAACGCTGACACTGATGCCCTCCTTAGCTAAGCCCTTAACCATGGTATTGGCAATGGATCTGGCTTTACGCAAACCGTCTTTTAGCTGCGCCCATTGGGCAGAAGGCCGATGATTGGTGACCTCACCCGTCTGCTCATCGACGATTGTTGATTCAGATTCCTCTGTATAGGGGAAAATCTCCAGTATTTTAGTCGTGTTGACGTCCGTAATTTCGAACGGATCAAGAGCGGTTTTCAAGCTCAACTCTACACGTTCGTAGGCCTGTTTAGGCGTTTCAGCATTCACCAGCATCACGCTCGGCGTTTTCTTCTGTTTACCCGTTTTTTCGTCGTCAGTAATAAATACCGCCTTCACTTTAAACCAGGTCTCACCACCGTCATCATGGTAAAAGACATCGGCGAGTTTCATGCGGGTAATGTTGGTAATCTCAAAGTCAGGCGTATTTGCTGCGATTTCCTGATATAAGCGAGCTTCAGCGTCGGTGTAACTGACAGCATCAACCAGATAAGCCTCTGTAATCGTTTTTTGCTTGATAAATTCATCCTTCCGAGACCCGACATTCGAATCGTCGATGGGTTGCTGATAGCGGATTTTGCCGAGGAACCAATTAGGCATAGTGGTAAAATTTATTGGGTGAACGACTTGATAAAAATGGGATTGATGAGCTTTTTACGGACTTTCCGTCTTCGCTTATCCCTGAATATGACGACCTGAAAATCAGGCAGTAAGCGAGCGAAATAGGATAAGGGTTCGCTAACCAATTGGAGCTTTTTGCGTTTCAATTTGACCTTGCTGTACATGCCTTCAGATCTGATCATTTGAATACGCTCAATGGGTGTCGGGCCGATCGTTGGCAGATGGATGAAACCGGGCGGCTGGGCAGCACGTAGGTTATGCCGCCCGGGTCTGGTGGCTTGCAACATGATTTTTCGAATTAGATTTGATTACCGAATTATTGATTAGCGATTGAGGTAAGCGGCCCGAATGGCATCACGTACATCCTGATTGGTCATGGCGGTAATTCCCGTATAGCGACGCAGGGCCGCAGCATCCCATTTAGCCGTTTTCGGGCAGTAGTGATTGACCGTGTAGCCGTTGGCCCGCAACACGTGAGTGATGGCGAAGCCTGCGCCAAAATTGATTCCAACGTCACAGCCCCGTTCAAAAATGTAGGCTTCGCGCCTGGCTCTAGACCAGGTATCGAAATCCTTTGGGAGTGTCTTCGACTGGTATTTATTGCGGCCTTCGTTGAGCCAGCCAGCCTCCAAATAAACCACGCAATCATAGGGATCGTAGCCAAAGCAGGTTTCCTGCAACTCGGCAAAGTAGAGCGGAACGTGCTTAACGAATTTGTTCTGGGGATAGCTCCAGACGGCAAAACCGCTTTGATTTTTATCGGGATCGATGCCTAGAACAAACTGACGTTTGGAGGGGCGGTTGATTGGGGTTTGGTAGCCAGCTGGCCGTTCGTTGTTATTCTTCATCATCGATAAGGTTAGGGTCGATACGGATGGATTTACCGGGGAAATAAACGGCTTCGACCATTTCGCAGAACCGGTCATAATTGCGGGTTCCGTAAATCGCTTCGAGTTCGTCAGGCACCTTATTGGAGGTGAAATGCGTCTTTTTGCCGTAGTCGATGTAGGATTCATAGATGCTATTGATCAGATAGTCCATCGGGTCTTCCTGATCACCGTAGACCTTGACCAACTTCTTTTCACCGCCTAATTCGTCAATCAGCCAGTTGCCCTGTTCAATTTTGGCAATTGGATTCAGGCTCTTGGCGCTACTGATCGCCCGCATAAGCCGCTTAGTGCTGACCATCCGAAACGCCATATCCTTGATGGGTACTACCTCGCAGAGCACGGCCATCATGCGAAACAGGTAGGTTTTACCCACGCCGACTGAGCCATAGACATACAGATTTTTGGATAAAGGAATCTGGCTTGTTGGGTCGCCGATAAAGTATTTGGTCACTTCATCGACGACAGCAAAGCTTTCGGTTGTCCAATAAGGTTTCCGCTCTCGGCCTGCCAAATCAGTTTCGTAAATGGCCCGAACAATCACCTGCGCTTCCTCAAAGGGCAACACCTGATTGCGACCTGGCTTGCGAAGAGCAGCTACTTTGCCGAGGATGCTATCCAGTCGGCTAACATTGCGCATCGTGGCGACCGGATCAGCGCCCACTTTGGCCCGGTGGGCCCGACCGTCCGGTGATAGCTTATCGTAATCGATGGGCTGAACGAAGGACGTTTTGCCGTAAAATTTGTTTCGACGTTCCTCGATGCGCTGCTGAGTTAGCTCATAGGCTTTCTGTTGATCCGGATCCGGTATACCCAGATGTTCATTGAGTAGCTCATCACTAAGTGCTACTACTTCGCTTAAATTTTTGGGGGCCGTAGTCGGTTCGGATGATTTCTCGCTGGGGGCTGGCGTCGGATTGACTGGAGTTAGGGACGGAGTCGGCTTCATGTCGATTGATGATTTCGTCGTTGAAAACTTTTGTTTCCAGATAATTGGTGGGGGCCTTTCGGTAACGTTTGTTGGGTGTTGACCGCACGTAAGCCGGCGTATGCTGGAGGGCCGTTTGCCGCTCTTCGTTGGTGAGTGTAATCCAGAGTCGACGGCACTGATCCTGAGCAATGTTGAGATCGTAGAGCGTGTACCACTGCGAGAAGGGGACATTTAGCGCTTCAGCATCTCGTTTGAGCAGGAATGGGTCACTACGAAACGGCTGAGGCTTAGGTTTTGGGGGAACGCGCGGAACGAGGGGGCGTTTTCGAATTTTGTTTTTTCGAGCGCGTTTAAAAAAAATAAACCGTTTCGTTTTTTCGCGCACACCCCTTTGTGTGAGTGTATAAGATTTTAATAATCTCTTATATATAGACTTGGTGTCAAAATTTGGCACCAAAGTCAGCGTTAAGGTGTCAAATTTTGACACCAAAATCGGTTTAGGTTCCAAATTTTGACACCTAATAGCGGGTTTAGCTGTCAAAATTTGACACCAAAGCTCTTCGGTTTTAGGTGTCAAAATTTGATACCTAAGCTCGTATTTATGCTTCGCGCCCTGGCCTTTTCCGCCCTCCGAAAAATCTAGAAGACCCACGTCGGCCAACCGTCTGCGGCAGTCTCTAATCGTACCTTTTGAGAGCTTACAATGCTCTTTAATTTCGGGGTCACCCAGCAAAAAACTCTCAGGCCAGGCTACTGGCCTTGTCTCATTGGCCACATTGAGCAGAAAGTAATACAGCCTCGATTCGTTGCCCGAAAAGCCACCAATGAGTTTATCTACCTGCCAGAAACGGTTCATGAGATCGATGTAAGAAACCATAGAGGGGCACTCAAAAAAATCAGAAATCAATAGTTGATTCCACCCGGAATAATCCGGTTGTATTCGGCCAGAAACCAGCCGACAGCGTACAATAACAGGCCAGTCCAGCCAATTATCATGCACCATTTGAAGCGTGTGAATGTGGAGGAATGTATCATGATACAGGGCGTCGGCTATCGGTCAGGATGGTAAAAGCGTAGTTGCTGAGCAGATCGGCGTACAGGTAGCAGTGCTGGAGCGTATCGGCATCTACTTTGCAGGTTTGCAGTAGAGCGATCTCCAGGCGAAATCGAAAGTATGACCACTCCAGTAATGTGTGGTGGGACTGCTTCAGATCATGCTGGTAGTAGCGTTCTGCACGCCGTCGGGCAGCCGTAAGCAGGGCAAAACCCGACAATTTTTCCTGATGCCGTTTCACATCAAAGGTGGCCAGCCATAGCTCGAATTCGAATTGACAGGCTTGCAGGTCTGCCTGCCAGTCTTCTGGCAGCAAATCGTGAAGCAGCTCGAAAAACTTGTGAGCTTCCTGTTGGGCGGAGGTGTGCATGGGCTTATTCATGGGCTACCTCCATTTCTGTCTGAATCGTTAGCCAAACCCGTTCCAGATGCCAGATCAGGGCTTGCAGGTGATGGACGCCCAAAACGGCTGCATAATAGTGGGAATCGGAAAGTAGATCCCACTGGCTTGATTCGGCGGGTACCAGCACGTAGTTGTAGACGCCAAAGGCCTTGTTCCAATGCAATCCGTAGAAGCCGTAATTCGACGATATCGGATCGTTACTTAAAAGCGTAAAGCCCAGCTTTTCAAGCCATTCGGGTGTAATGGGAAGCACGCTCAACTCACTGAGTGTGCACCTGGTACGCATGGGCATCGCTTTGCCAAGATGAATCGCTACGGCTAACTCAACAGGCGTCCGAGTGAAACTTTGTACTTCCGTAATCTTATCCAGATAGGAGAAATAGCTACCAACTACCAAATCTTTTATGTCGATCGTTTCCATCAGTACAGGATTAAACCGTGATAGGCAAGCATCCATAGGCCGACGAACAGACCGATAAAAAAGAGCAGCAGGAGTGTACGATGTATCAGGGCCGTGATGATAGTAGCCCGGTTGGTCAGCCACCAGTAGCGAACGTGAATCAGCCAGTCAGCCAGGGGCAGCGATCGGAGCATGATCGTACAAAACAGGCCATTAATCGCCAGTGCGGCCAAAATGGCTAGGATGGTGATGGTCATCATGATCGTATCAGGCGTGAATGTTGCAGTCGATACCCTGAACCTCCTTAGTGACGCGCTCAGCGATGTTCTGAATCGTGTCTGTATCGCGAACGGGAACCCAAACGGTCTCCCGAATGGTGCTTGTATCAGGATGCTTTCCGTCTTCGCTGAATTCAATCCGGCCATTATAGACCGATACAGTGACCCGGAATTCCAAGGCCCGGCAGCCATGTTTCCGATTGTCATCAAGAAATTCAATGCCCAAACAGTGTGGGCCAGCCAACTGGCCAACCAGTTGCTCGAGTTCCAAAAAGTCCTTTTCGCGGTCTAGATCAGCCAGTGTTGTCGGCATTAGAATTGGGTCGAAAAAGGCCCCCAGGATAAGGGGGAGGGCAGATAGTTGACGGGATTGCATATGTTTGCAGTAGATTTGATTACCCAGCACGTCCGGACGTTTTGCGCCGGGCGTGCCTCGTTTTAGAAAGAAAAGATTTGATTACTCAGCATGCTTACTAGAAATGGGAGAGGAACTGATTCAGATCAGCCGACGTAATGCGGAAATCGCCAGCCGTTAATTCTTTCGCTTTGAGGTAAACCAGTTTACCTTTTCGGTCTCGCCGACCTTCCCGAATGAACCGCCGAACCATCTGGGCACTATAGCTAATGTGTTCGGCTAATTCCGAAACCGTGTAAATAGCCTTTCCAGAAGGTTCCTGTGGCAATTGCTGGGCCTTTTGCAGTTGCTGAATTTGCTCGATGAGGGGTGTAATTACCCGCAGCATAGCCGCTTCAATGTCGGCAGGTGAGCCAGTGTAGAGCGTTTGAGCTTGCATGGATCAGGCTAGTTTTTTGTTATCAATTAGTGCCTTGGCCACCGATCGGCTGGCATGAGTACAAGCCAGCTCACATTGGGCATTGCCTTTCAAATTCATGGCGTCAATATTCTCCTGAGCCATCGCTTCGGCGAACTCAATGGCTTTCAGTTCCAGTGCACTGACGTTTTCACGAATATTTACTTTTTCGGGTAGCCCTTTTTTAAGCCGAACTACCTCGGCCGTTCCCCCATACAGGGGCGTATATATGGCATTGGTGCAGACTTTGAAGCCGCCGTACTTGACACCATGCGCAGCCAGCGTTTTGGTGAAGCTGTTGCGGGTGGCCACCCCTTTCAGTCGAGCCTCGATCCATTTGTCAGACTTACCATCGGCTTTCCATTTGCGAACGGCGCGTTCCGTGCCACGTTGAATGGCGAGTTCGGGATTGGCCTCTTCGTCGAGTCGTTCCAGAAAAGCCTGGTTAACGGCCAGGTGCAGTTCAGGGCTTAACCATTTGGCATAAGAGAGTGCCAAATTCTTGTGTGCCCATGTTCCACCATATCGACCGCGGCTTGCTTTTAAAACCCCCATTTTTGGGGTATTTAAAACGGCAGTCAGTGTGTCAATTAAATCGATAGTCGATTCCCGTTCCTGCCAGTCGGTGGGCGATTTTTTATCGGGGCTGCCCATGCTTTTCCAGAGGTCAGTTAAACTAACCAACCCATTGGCTTCAGATCGAATATCAAGTTCAGAAGTACCTAGCTGAATATGCATGTTAGTATTGCTGAAGTTTGTTTAGAAAAACTGAACAAGACGGGCAAAAAAAATTAAGCCTTTAGACCAGCTAGACGCGCTTTTTGCTTTCTTTTTGCAAGTTCTACGGCATCCTTGATAGCCTCCAGGGTCTCAAGTCTAGGAATATTATTAGGGCCTAACGTCTTGTTAACGAATTGCGTAGTCTTTCTCATGACCTTTCCAACTGTCGTGTAGCCTCCATCCAACTCTTCAACCTCTAGACGCAATAAGTCGCGAGCGTTAATTATGTCTTGCATTTTCGCCATTTGTGTAGTTTATTAACCGTTGACAAATCGTTGATACAAATGTAAGTTTAGTTTTTCTAACATTCGCAAGAATTACTAAACTTTTTTTTGAAATTCTAACGGCATGATAGTTCAACCTGAAATTGAAATAGTTATGGAAACCCCTGCATCCCGGATTCAAAGTCTCATGGATGAGGATAAGTTAAATCAAACTGAACTGGCTGAAAAAATTAACAAGTCAAGAGGTTTAGTCAGTAGTTACTTGAATCCTGATAATAAACCTAGTGACATTTTTTTGAGAACTATCGAGGATGAACTTGGATGGTCAGCCCGATGGATTCGAACGGGTATAGGGCCGAAACGGCTCTGGAACAAGCCGGCCAATCAAAGTTCGGCTTATACGCAAGAGCCCATTTCACCTTATAACGCACAGCCTAGAGACAACGGCGGACGGCTAAATATGTGGGTCGTACCTGCTCGTGCGCAGGCTGGATTTATTAATGGCTTCGCTAAACGTTTATTCGCTGAACAGATTCAGCGTGTTAGTTTCCCTATGATACAGGGTGAATGTTTTTGTTTTGAGGTAGAAGGCTTTTCGATGTTCCCTGATTATGTGCCAGGTAGCTATGTTGTATCAACTTTATTAGAAGATTGGACTTGGATGAGAAAAGGGAAAATCTATGTGTTTCAGACCGACGAAGGTATTATCGTGAAGGCGTACGAAAATACGGTTGATGAAACTGTTTACCTGAGTAGCAGTAACCCAACCTATAATCCTGTCGCCCCTATTTCTTTAAGAGAGCTACGGCAGGTGTATAACATCGAATTTAAAGTCGAAAAACCGAGGGTATAAAGTGCTATCCTAATCTAAACCTTCCTGTATGAATGACGATCTACTAAGCCAACTGGAGCGTCTGGCTAAACTTAAAGACCAGGGTGTTATTTCCGAAGAGGAGTTTCTGCAACAGAAAGCAAACCTGTTTAAGCCAACGGCCTCACCAATCGCCCGTGCTCTTGCTCCATCGCCGACACCAACCTCAACTGGGAAGAAGTCAAACTGGAAAATTTGGCTTTATGTGTTTTTGGGGTTTGCGGTAGTTGGTGGTATTTCGAGACTATTTGAACCAGAGAAGGCGCCCGACAAAAATGCTGCTAATGTGTCGACTAGTACAGAGACAACGGCTGAGGCTCCCAAGTCTCGTCGAGAAGTCGTTGAAGGCTTCTTTTCAGGCTGGGATGGATCACACCGCCAGCTAGAAAAAGCAATCAAAGAAAGCATGAATGATCCCGACAGTTACGAGCATGTGGAAACACGCTTCAAAGACAATGGGAGCACGATCTATGTCCTGACGAAGTTTCGGGGTAAGAATGCATTTGGGGGTAAAATTGTGAATTATGCAGAAGGTAATATTGACGGGAACGATGGCCATTTGATCGATTGGAAGTTTGTTAAACAATAAATAAAAAACTCAAAACCACACCGTTCCATGAAACTTACCTTTGATGGCTGCAAACGCATCAACCTAGATCGGGATGGTCTCGACTTAATTTATTTCTACCGGATTAATGACGATCCTGCGGTTCACCGCATCCATACTGTCTCTACGCATTATCGTGCCTGGTCAATTAATGAGGCAGAACTTATTGAGCACTCAAAACAGGTCTTTTATCAACTCATTTTAATGATAAGAGTCGGCTGGCCAGCGGGGACAGAATTGCCGGATGAAGTCCAGGAATACCATGAGGGAATACATTTCGGCTCTTTAACAGCCGATAAGCTTGACTGGAAAGGCTACAGTCTAGAATTAACAGAAGACTGATCAACACCTAAATCACTCTTTGAAACAATGCACAACTACATTTTTTTGTTAGGCTTCTTGTTGTTGTCCCTTCCATCATTAGGAACATGTATAATCGTATTTAAAAAAGGAAACGTCGTGTATATAGGGGCTGACAGTAGAAATGCTGGGCAGATGGCAGATAACACGTATGTAAATTTCGATAACTACTGCAAAATAATTCCGGTCAATAAATACGTATTTACGTTCGCAGGTTTTGACAATGACAACCTTCATCAAAGGTTAAAGAGTGCGTTAAAATATTCGGCTAATCCAAAAATTGTCTTCCCAAAACTTGAATTCAATATAAAAACTTATTATGAAAAGAGGCTATTGGATGCACAAGAGAAATTCCCCGCAATCTATAAAGATGTTTATAGCCGAGGTAGAATTGCAGAGATTGTTATTGTTTATTTTGAGGGTAAAACTGCCAAATTGAGGCAATACAATATCACTATGACAAATGCTTTAATGGCCAAACCACAAGTGAAAATTGCCTCTACTGATAGCCAGCCAGGATTTCCCAACATTTTATTACCCCTGGGCATAAATGATCATTTATACAAGGAAACGCCAGATGCTGTAACTAATAAGCTTTTAAAAAATCCAGCAAAAGTAATTAAAGACTACATCATGGCCGAAATGAGTCACCCAAAGGTTGGCGGGCCAATCGATATCATTGAAATTTCGGCAACTGGTAAAAAATGGATCGCTAAAAAAGCTAATTGTAATTAGAATTAGAGGGGTTTATGCCACGCCGAAAACTACTCAATCAAAAGAAACAACTCGAAGCCCTGATCATTGCCAACATGATGATTGCCAATTGGGCCAGCCCTTTTCAAAACTTGCCTCCACAGCTTTACCGGTCAGGCCGTGCGATAATGGCCGAGTATGAGCAGATCATGAATCAATTGCGCTAAATGGAACTTACCTTCTATCTGAAAGCAGAGCAATCCGACAGCCAAGGCCGGCTGATGATTCACGGCCGAATCTGCTGGCAATCACAGAAAGTTCGCTTCTCAACAGGGGAGAAGGTGTTGCCGAAAGACTTTAAAAATGAGCGTGTTAAAGCATCACTGGCTCATGCGACTCATATCAATCAAACGCTGGGTACCTACCGCAGTGAGCTGGAAACATTTTTTTATCGTCACCAGAATGACCCGACCCAAACCGAGTTGACAACGAAGGCCGTGCAGGCTGAAATCAACCGGATCCGGGTAGAACTCTTTCAGAAAAAATCCAAACCGGCCCTGCTTCAGCCCGTTCACATCGAGCCGACCGCGCCAACCCTCCAGGAATTTGCACCCCAATACATCGCCGAAATGAAGGCTGACCGATCGCCTTCCTGGGGAAATACACTGAATACCATCATGAGGCAACTGGAGGTATTTCGGCCTGGGCTGGAGTGGTCAACCCTGACGATCAATACGCTCAATCAGTTCAAGGTGTATTTACAGGAGGAAAAAGATTTATCCGATAATACCATTCACACCTACATTAGCTTATTTCGGGGGATGTGTGAATATGCCGAGCGCAGCGGAATCGTTGTGCCACGCGATATCTTTTGGGTGGAAACCCGAATGGGGGAGGTGATTCGGCCCAGCCTGGAAGCGGGTGACGAACAAAAAATTCTGAATGCCACGCTGCATCAAAATCAGAAAGTAAAGCAAGTTCATGCGAATTTACTGGAGATGGTCCGCTGGTATTTCATTTTGTCCTGTCATACAGGCTTGCGTCGTTCTGATCAGTGGCAGTATCTGAATCCGCGGATCGAACACATTGAAAATACGCCCTGTTTAATGGCGCTTCAACAAAAGACGGGTAACCGGGTAGCTATTCCCTTAAGTGAAACCGCCTATTATTTACTACGCAATCCTGTAACGGATCGAAAACCACCCCTCTGCGAACCCTATAATCAATCCCTTCGCCTAATCGGTCGTCAGGCGAAACTAAATCAGTTAGTGACTGTCGGCTCCTTTTATAAAGGCAAGCTGCTGGCCGATGCCATTCCCCTGTATGATGCCATGTCGAGCCACATGGCCAGGCACACCTTTGCAACACGTATGACAGCCGGCGGGATCAATACGTTTACGTTAAAAGAATTGATGGGCCATAAATCCCTGAATTCAACCCAACGCTACCAAACGGTTTCCAATCCAGATATTGTAAAGCATACACTGGAGGCCTGGGCAAAGCAAGGTAAGCGTTGA